GTCAATAACGTCATCATCCCCGGCGTGCAAGGCTTCATTGACTTACTGGCTGGTATCTGGACAACGGTACAGCCGGTACTGGAAGACCTCTACAACTGGTTTATGACGGACGGCTTGCCCGCCATCAAGGACTTCATTGAGCAAACCGTAGTCCCCGGCATTCAGGCGTTTGTGGACATCCTCGAAGGGATTTGGGTAGTTGTCCAGCCCGCGCTTCAGGACTTGTACAACTGGTTCATGACCGATGGCTTGCCCGCTATTCGAGACTTCATTTCGACGGTCAAAACCAGCTACATAGATCCATTTATCACGACGCTACAAAACATCTGGACATCCATCAGCCCCGGTCTAAACGACGTGGTGAACTGGTTCCGGGATACCTTCCAGCACATTGGTACCAACTACATTCAGCCGGTCATTGACACGGTGGGCAACATCATCACCAAAGTGCAAGACGCCTTGAACTGGCTACGGCAGTTAGGCGGCGGCGCTCCCAACCCTAACCTCATTGACCAAAACTCAGCCCAGTTTGGTTTCCAGACCATCCCCATGCGCGATAGCGGCGGTCCCGGTCTAGCGGGTATGCCGTACTTGATCGGACGCCAGCAAGTCGGCAATGAGGTCTATGTCCCTGAAACCAACGGCACGTTTATTCCGAACATGGGCAAGATGCTAGAAGCCATCGCCAGCGGAGCCGGGGGCGGGGACACCTTCAACGTCACGGTGAACGCTAATGACCGCGCTGGCGGCTTGGCAGCAGCGGAAGCCTTCGAGGAACGCATTATGCAAGGCCGCTTTGCCAGGGGGAACCGATGACCGTTCGTATTACCCGCTTCGGACGCGGTAGCAACGTCTACACCTTCCCGGATACCCAGCAATCGTTTAATACGAACTTTGCTGATCTGGTGCCTGTAACACAGCGCCTACCGGGGTTATCCGGGGGCTTCGACCACTACGGCAATGACCCGGCTCCGTCCTCGATAGGGCGGGTGCAATTGACCTACTACTTGCTGTCGGCTACGCGCTCCGGCATGGATGATCTTCGCAACGCCTGTAAGCGCATGGCCTCATGGGGTAAACAGCCGCTTTGGTTGCGACCGACAGATGGCAGCACCGAACGCTGGTGCATGGCGCGGGTCAATAACATCAGCGTCAATGAAGACCTACGGGCCAATACCGACTTGTGGCAACCCGTCAACATCATCTTTCAGGTGAGTGATCCCTGGTGGTACGGGGTAGGCAATAGCGGTTCTGTTTGGGGATCGTTCAATTGGGGCAGTGGCACATGGGGCGGAGGTAGTCCGACTCTGGTCACAGGTTCCGGCACGATCAGCCTCACCAACAATGGCACGCTTCCCACGCCCGTAGACATCACCATTACCCCGCCCGCTGGAGAGGTGGCTGTAGACCCCATCATTCGCCGCGTGGTCAATGGGCAAACGGTGGATGAAGTGAAGTGGACAGGCACACTCACAGACACCGATACGCTATCCATCAAGGTCACACAGCAGGCGGTTTACCTGAATGCGGTGAACGCCTATGACAGCCGCTTCAGCGCCTTGCGGACGCGCTGGATGCAGCTGGAACCCGGTTCAAATTCGATTGTTGTCCAGATGGCTGATGCCAATAGTGAGGCAAATGTCAATCTGCGGTATCTGGAGAGGTATACATAAATGGTTGCATTATCACTGACTACCAGCGGCATTGTAGACGGCACGACGGCAGATCAGACCGATGTGCTGGTGCCACTCAATCAGTTGATCGGCTACGTCAATGACATCCTGAATGGCGTGCAAGCCTTTGACCGCCAGAGCTTTGGCACGGCGGAAAGCCTCACCATTGCCAGCGGCGCGATTACACCTACCAAGTCGAACGTGTTGGTGGATACGGAAGGCGCTGCTGCCACTGACGATTTGGCGACCATTAACAATGGCGCGGCAGGTCGGCAGATGTTCATTTCGATTGTCAACGCTTCCCGAACCGTGCGGATCGTGCAGACGGGTAACATTCGTCTACCAACCTCCGGTTCGACCGTCACACTCAACAACACAAATCAGGTCGTGTGGTTGAAACACGACGGGACCAACTGGGTTGGCCTGCTGGTACCAACAGGCATTCTCTTAAGCCACGGTCCCAACGCAAACCTGACCATTGCCAGCGGCGCTATCACGGTTAGTCAAACGCGAAACAACATCAGCAATGAGGCTTCAGCCGCGGTCGATGACCTGGATACCATCAACGGCGGCAACGTGGGCGATGTGATTACGCTACTCAATGCCAACGCTGCACAATCAACCATTATCAGGCACAACACGGGAAACATTCGTCTCATCGGCCAACGTGACCGGGCACTGACCGGCACAGCAGATCAGATCGTGTTGATGTGGACCGGGGTATTCTGGATTGAGTACGCCTCGGAAATTTACCAGCCGATGTCTCACCCACGGTTGAAAAATAGCTGGCGCATTCGGGGCAACGCCGCTGGCTTCACCGGGATTGGGGTTACGCCTGCAACCATTGGGGCTGGAGCGCTGAGCAATGCCAATGACTCGGTCAATACGTTTGTGCAGCAGGCGGTGGCGGCCACACTCAACACCCAGGCCGGTCAGGAAACCGCAGCTTTCACACAGGTCAGACCGGAGTACAACCCGGAATTCTTCACCCGGATTAAGCTCGGCTCTGACATCACCAACATCCGCGTCTTTTGCGGTCTGTGGTCAGCACGTCCAACCAACGCGGCCAACCTGGGCGCGGTGACAGGCATTGGCTTCCGCTATGACACGTCGGTTCCAGACGCGGGGTGGGTGGCTGTTATCTCGGATGGGACCAACACCAACACCTCAGCACCGCTCAACAATGCGGTTGCAGCCAACGGGGTCTATGACCTGTACTTCCGGGTCTCCGGCAATAGCTGCGTATTCTCAATCAATCGAGGTCCCGAACTGAGCTTTAACACGGGTCTTTCGACCATCTCCGCTAATAACCTGGGTGCAGCGGACATCCTGACGACCCTCACGGCCAGTGCCAAGACTTTCGCCATTAGCGACTTGTACTGCGAGTTCTAGGCCATGCGTATTCTCGTCGATGTCTATGATCCAACCGGGTCTACTCGCTTAGGCGAAGGCCCGGTACTTACCTGCGACAGCGCCACCGTTTCCCGGCGCTTGGATGGGCAGGGGCGGCTCAAGCTCAGTGGGAGCCTGACCGACAAACGAGCGGGCGACCTGCTGCAAAATGAGCGCGTGGTCCGAGTCTGGTTGGATACCGAAGCGGGTATGCGGGAATTTGCCAGAGGTGTCATTCTGGAAATTCGCAAGTCGGTGAACGCCAGCAACTTCACACTGGACATCGACTGCGCGGATCCGATGGACGCGATTGCGCGGCGTACCGTCCGCAACGGGCGGCAGTACACCAATGCCACCATCACCTCGATTGCCAGCGGTCTGATCGCCTTGGTACCGGGGTGGACAACTTCAGTGGAAAGTGGCATCGCGTCTAACCTGCACAGCGCCCGCTTCACTGGAACCAACGTGTTCAAGGCACTGCTGCGACTGGCGGAGGAGCGCGGCTATCACCTCCGCAGCGGCCTTGCCAATAACCAGGTTGAGATCGGCGTGTTTGGAGCCGATAGCGGGCTAACCCTGACCAACCTACAAGGGTTAGGCGAGGGCGTGCTCAGTAACCCCGACGTGCTGCTGATCGAAAGCCTTGAGGTCATGGAGAACACGCGGGGCGTAGTGAACTGGGTAACGGGCTTCGGAGCCGGGGAAGGGGCGGCGGCGCTCACGCTGCGAGACAGCACCCGTACCACGCCTTACACGATCAACACCGTCACCGACAACGGGCAAACGCTCTACTACCTCGAAGACGCGGCTTCGATTGCCACCTACGGGCAGAACGAAAAGACCGTAGTATTCAAGACCATCGCGCCGGTAGCCAACTCATCGACCGCCAAAATCGCAGCAGCCAACGCCCTATATGACGCGATGGCGGCTTACCTGCAACGCAGCAAAGACCCACAGATTACCTACAAAGTGCGTGGCGTCAAGATCACACAGACGATTCGCCCAGGGGATAAAATCCGGCTCTGGTACAACGGCACGGTGCAGCGGGACGGACAAGAGTACACCTACCTCGAAGTGGATAATACCTTCTGGGTACTGGAAGTGAACGAACGCGCCAGCGATAGCGGCGTCATGGTTGATCTGGTGATTAGCACGGTTGACCAGATGGAACAAAACGCGGCGGAGGTGGTGGTCGGGGCGCTGGAAGATATTCAAACCCAGTCAGTGGCGATCAAGACATTTCCGTACTGGTCAGAGAACACTTGGACTGAGCCTGTCAGTCAGGATGGCACAAATAACGCCACGGCTGTTTTTAAGCTAGAGTTTGATGAAGCTGTGACTGACATTGTGCGGGTGGTTATTCGGTTCAAAACCTTTCCGCTGTATGTCCTTTCTCAGTTTGATTCTCTGTTCAGAGCTTCAGGCGCTGCATTTAGCTACGCTTACAAAGTCTATCGTTCTACCCATCATCCCAAAGGGTTACAATTATGGGTTAACGGAGTAGATGTCAGTAGTAGTTATGGAGGCCCGTGGAATAACTCTGCAACTGCAAACGCTGCGCTTAATGTCGAATGTGACATAACCGATCTTATTCTGGCAAATGGGTTGTATAATGACCACGACATAACATTTGTAGCTTCAATTATAGGAAGCGGAACAAACTATGTGCAAGGATTTACCGGCACGTTCACTCCTGGAGCTACTTCATCCGGGTTCATTCAACTGAATGCCCGCGTTTTGGGAATTGCTCAGGCTATCTTGCCATAGGAGGTTTGTATGTTTTGGATTAGTCTACTCGCTTTTGCCCTTCACTTTGCGCCTGTCCAGCAGCAGGTCGATTTCACGGCGCTGGCACCTTGCACTGGCACCTACGCCCACTGTGTGACCACAACCGCGCCAGTCGGTGGAATGCTCCCGGTCGGAACCCCGGTCACAGTCTCCATTCAAAGCGGCACGGGTTTCACGCAGCAGTCGGCAGTGGTCAGTGGCTATGTCATCTGGCAGCAGCCGATCAGGACGCCCGCGTATCTCATCTCTTGGAATGGCGGGTACGTGTGGGTCATGTTGCAGCGGGAAGGCTTCCAGACTCAGTAAGTCTTGCGCCGTAGAACTGCTGTGCTAAAATCCTTTCTATAAACTTATGAAAACATTCGTATGAGAATGGCTCTTTTCATAAACCCTATAGAAAGGATGTTCTATGCAGATTATCCCCCTCGATTTTGAAGCCCTGCCGGATACCAAAAACCCCGGCATGACCTATCTGGCGCAGCTGCGAAGTCCAAAGAGCTTTCGCACGATGAAGAACGCGCTGGAGAATATCGCCCAGTGTCTAGGGGTCACGTTCCTGGATTGTCCCTGGCCTTACCTTGAACAAGAGCATATCAGCTTTGTACTGGCACGGCTGGCTAGTCCGAAGCTCAACTATGCACCAGCGACGATCAACCGGCATCACGCGGCGCTGCGGGGTGTCCTCAAAGAGTCGTGGCGGCATGGGTACATCAGCGCCGAACAGTACATGCGCCTGAGCGACTTCAAGGCAGAGCGCGGTCACAGGGAGTTGCGGAGCCGCTACGTATCGCCTCAGGAGTTCGACGCGTTGGTAGCGACATGCGGAGCTTCGCTAAAGGGAATGCGGGATAAGCTGACCTTGTACGTGCTGTACATGTGCGGGTTGCGCCGGGATGAACTGGTGAACCTGAAACGGGGCAACCTCAAGAATGAAGCGATCCAACTAGTCGGCAAGGGCAACAAAGAGCGCACTGTCCCGATGAACAGTGACACGTTGGCTTTGATGAATGAATGGTTGAAGGTGATCGGCGGGGACAAAGACCAGTACATCTTTTGTAATGTTGATAGGGAACCGATCACGGCGCAGACCGTCTATAACATGCTAGAGAGCCGTTCGACACTGGCGGGGATTGAGGTTGTCCGTCCCCATGATATGCGCCATGCGTTCATTTCCAATTTGTGGGACACAGGGACGGACGGGGCTACCATTGCGGCGCTGGCCGGTCACAGCAATATCAAGCAGACACAGCAGTATGACAGGCGGCCAGAGGAAACCAAGCGGCGGGCGGTGAATCTGCTCAATCGAGGGAACTAGGGATCAACGCTGGTACTAGTGCGCTGCGAAGTTGATCTACAACCGCTTTCGCTGTCGGCATATCTTCAAGGTCATCAATCGCTTTCTTGATTACCTCTCGAAGTCTTGCGTTTTCCGCTACGGTGTAATCTGCCATCCATCTCCGGCGTTCGGCAATGTAAGCATTTCTACTCACAATCATCCTACTAATTGCATGAGCGCGTTCAACATCGGTGAATTGATCGGATCGCCATATCTCGAAACTCTGGAACCATTTACGGCGATTCACCGTCATATTTTCTGGCTGTGCCATCATTACTCCTTGGGGCCTAACCGCTCAATACATTCGTGCCTAAACGCTTCCCGGTGGTTGTCGATCAAGTCTGCCAATTCGTTTAGCCACATGTCCAGCAGATCTTCCTTGGTGCAATCCTCATACTCTTCGCGGCCTGATCGCTCTTCAGGGACGTACCGGGAAAAGTAGAGGGATTTCACTTCGCGCACGATCATCCCGCGCAAATTTGAGCGCAAGCTGTTCTTGTCGTTCCAGGTTAATTCGGTTGTGTTGTCAGTCATGGAACCTCGATTACTAGGCGGCGGTAAGTTTTACTAGATCGGCATTATGAATAATGCCTGCAAAGCCGAAGCCATATTCGACATCAACGTCACCGTCATATTCAATGACCTCAACTTCGCTTTTCCACAAAGACATCAAGTGGACTGATTGATAAGGCATGTATGAATGCGGTTTCATATTTGAAGCAATCGGCTCCAATGATTTTGCAATATCATCGAAATTAGATTCGATGATGTGGGCTATTTCATGATCGGAATATTCAATTGCTTCGTCCATCCAAGATCCCTCTAACGGTAAAAGTTGAACATAAATCAAGTCAACCTCACCAATTGACAGGACGCGCTCGTAAGGTGCTATTGAGTGCTGGTAATTGCGAACTTCTGAAAAACAGAGATAATCATCCAGATCAAGCACATTCAATTTAGGCAATATCATTATGCCAAATTGGTTCCGTCTTTCACGTTGTATCGGCCTTGTTATGTCAGTCCCTTTAAAGAACTTGGTTACATGTAATTGGGCTATCTCGTATTGAACGCTATGTCTGTTACCCATTTTCATCTCCTTTAGAACACATATTCACCATCGTCGATGTCAGGTACAAATGGAGAAATACGATCAGCCACCGCTAGATACCACGCGGGGGGATCAACATTCTCCTCACAGCGAACTTCTCCGTCCGCTAAGTAGCAAAGCATTCGCGTTTCCGGGTCATAGCTTTCAAGCATCCCATATTCGTTGTAGCCTGAAATCATTGTTCTTTCTCTCACCGCGTCCGCAGCACTGGAATAAGCCGCCATTCCTCAACCCTGTACCGCCTCACATCGTGAGGCACCGCCGCCAGATTGACATCCTCGACCACGCCCTGCCCGTCTAGGCGCTTGGTGATCCTGTAGATGTACAAGTTGCTGAAGCGGTCAGGGTCGAAGATTTCCCCGATCAGGTTCCCCGGAACGGCAGACTCAAGCGCCGATTCCAACGTGACGTGCCATTCCGGTTGCATCTCGTAGACGCCCTCAGAGAGGAAGTCGTAGATGGCATAGACCGTTCGGGGTTGGTTGTTCATTGGTTACTGACCTTCCTTTATATGCCACTTATCCCACGCCTGCTGCGCCATCGCTCTTGGCACCAGCACACGGAAGCCGACAGTCTGACCATGACCTGCGATAGCTATCATGTCCGGTGGATCATTAGCGCGTTGGTCGTGTGCAATCTGAATGCCTTGGTAATACAGCCAATCGTTTAGAATTTCGTCGCTTTGATCGGGGTATTGCTCATGGCGGTAGCGGTCAATTTCTACCGTCCACTTAATGCGATCTCCAGGCTTCACGACTTGAGTTCCGTTTCGGCAAGTGCGGCGCGGGCAATTTCGCCAGTAAAACCTAGTCCAGATAAGCGACCGACTACGAACGCCATGTTACTCCCATCGCTATTGTTTTGCTGATCTTGGGAGTAGTTCAACGCCGCGCTCTTGATCGCCTCCAGCGCCGACCGGTACCGCGCATTCGCCGCCCGCAGGCTGGCGAGTTCGTCGGTTGCGGGTGTGGCGTCGTCGGTAGGGTAAAGCCACTCTAGGTCAATAGGGCAATCGCCAGTTAAACCCCACCACACCTTGCTTGAAATTTCATCTGGATAAAACGCCTCTAATTCCCAATCGGGATCGTTACTTGCTCTTATTCTGGTGACACGCTCACCAGTTGTGCCCCTAGCTATTACATCGCCCGCCGCAACCTTCGCCGCGTAACCGTCAGCGACGAACTCCGCCGCCGTGATGACGGCTGGATTCTTGGTTTCAGTTGTCATGATTGTGCCTCCGTTCCTGCTTCATCGGTAGCAACTTTCCGCAGTATGTTCGCTGCGAGTGCCGCCATTTTCACCTGCCCGTCCAGTGAGCCTTTGTAGTATTCGTCTGTCTGAATCTTCTCACGGTGGGCTGCTTCATACTGGTTTGCGATGTCCATGAAACCTGCCAGCGCAGACCGCAGATAGGCCACCTCCGCCCGCAAGCTGGCGAGTTCCTCCTCATCGGTCATCTCTCTGTTTTGTATTAAGTACTGCCTTATAGCGGTTAGGGTTCCTTTACACTCCTCCTTAAACCGAATGGAAATAAGGCGGGATGCTTCGCTAGGCGCTGGTTTGACCCGCACGGTGTCACCTTGCTTGTACTGGTGGCGTTCGCTCACTTGCCTGCCTCCTGTATCAAATTTATCTAAGCCATCCAACCAGCGGGCAAAGCCAAGTTTGTATAGCCACCGTTCAAATCGCGCTGGTAAACAGAGCGGCAAACACTTCGGCTCACATACTGTTTTAGGCTGAAAATTACCGTTGTATTTGACGAATGGGTTTCGATGATTTGATAACCCATGCTGACTATCAAATCGCGTAAACCTTCCAGATCGCCATCTTGCCATTCAGATTTCATGGCACGATCCAGCGCAAAACAAATCTCAATGCGCCAGCGGTACTTTTGCCAACCAGGAAGAATTTGCACATACTTAAATGGCGATTGAAGTGCCGAGTTGATACCGTAAGTAGACAGGGATTGATTCCGTGGCACAGCTGCGTGCTGAAACCATGACAAGCCTTGCTTAATCAACTGGGTATCGCGTTCGCTCAATCTAATGCTCACTTGGAAGACTCCTTATCTAGCCACGCCTGACGCATACGAATGGCAAGATCAAGCGGGATGCTCACAGGCCCCTCCTTGGTTTTAACCAGAATACTTTCAGTGTCATAGATCCAAAAAATCACCCCTTCAGTGTTCGCTGGCGATCCCCATGTACCACGCTTTTGCATGAGATGGTTAAACTCATCCGTAACCAAGATTTTATCGTCAACCGCAATCCTCTTTTCAGGAAAGAGGTTAAAATATGCTTCCATATTTGCGGCACGTAGCTGACTCTGTAAGCCATCAAGCTGCTTGTGTTTAGGGTTTATCACCCGTTTCACATCAGCGTTGATCTCCGCTTGCAAAGCTTTAATCTGGCGCTGTATTTCTTCTAGGCTTGCGCTCATTCGGTCTTACCCAGGTAGGCCATCAGCGCCTTAATCATGGCTTCCAGAGAGGACAGACCCAACTTGCGGTGAATCTGGAAGATCTGTTGCACGCTGATGTCTTGCGGCATGTAGTCCATCAGTTGCTCATCCGTGAGCTTCCCCAGGTCAATATAGTCGTACTGACCTGTTTTGTAGTTGAAAGAACCGCCGCGTACATCGGGGGTCTGATCGTGCCAATTGGTCATAACAAACGGGAGATTGTTAAGGTCGTTAGTGTCTGACATGCTTTTACTCCTTGTTAACCTTATCACTCGAACCAAACCCACCTGCCCCGCGCTCAGTCTCATCCAGCGACTCCACTTGCACCAGCGGGTTAATCGCACACGGGACAATGACCAGTTGAGCGCAAGCCTTGTGCTGGAACACGATGTACTGCACATCCACGCTTCGGTTTAACAAGTTGGTCAGCAGCACCTTGATCGTCCCTCGATACCCACAGTCTACTACCCCGCCGATGACATGCAGTCCCGACTTGGCAACCGACGACCGATCTTTCACCAGCCCTACCCACCCCTTCGGAATGACGAGAGCAAGGCCGGTTTCAATCGTGAGCATCTTGCCGGGTTCCAGGTACACCGGCGCTTTGCTGCGATCGCCAGCTATGCGCCCCGCGTCCGAGTCAATCGTATCGCCATCGTAGCGCACACACCATAGGTCAATGCCCGCGTCGTAGTGATGAGCGCGTGTCGGCTCCGCTGGTAGCCGACCTGCGATGGCAAGTGCGTGGTACTCTGGCGAGAGCGTGTAGGCAATTGGTGGAAGGTGGTTCATTCAGCGGTTTCATCCTTGTCATCGTCAGACGGCTTGAACGGCGGGTCAATAACCCCATCTGCCCAACTGCGAGGAACTTGGATTGGAGTTCCCACAATTGCCTCAGAAATCCACTTTTCACCTTCAAGGCTGACCGAGGCTACACCGGCAGCTTTGTTCGCAGCGCGGGCTTGCTCAATACTGGCATCCAGATCGGATGTGACTTCGAGCGTGATTTCAGCCTCCGTATCGAACGGCGGCCAATTCAAAAGACGAGCAATGTCCCGCTCGATAGCACCAAGACATGTGGCATAGGTCGCTTCCTTCTCAGTGGCGTGTTCAGTCCCCGGCGGCGGTAGGTTCAGCTTCTTGATTGTCTTTGCAATCTTGCCTAGACCTTCTCCGTAATTCCAAGATGAATCCGCATACACATCACGTACACGCGATAGATCCCTAACGCCCTGCTCAAGTCGCTGGATGTACTCCGCAACTTCTGCCGATACGGTGGATAGGTCGGGCGCTGCGTATTGCTGGCGAAGTGCTGCTTGCTGATCTGCGTTCATGAGTCGTCCTCGTAAAGTAATCAAAACGTGACTGGAGCCGACTAGCGGCGCTGCGACTTGCCCGACTTCTTCCCGGTAAATTTCTTGTTGCGTGGGCGACGGTCATTCTTGCCCGACTGAGTACGCCACTCATTATAACTGGACATCGAAACCCCCCTTTCGTATATGTTGATTGATCCTGCCGAGGTTGCCCATGAATGTCACACTTCAGGGGGAGATCGGGGGACTGTCGCCACAGGTTTCATGGGCAACCTTCACAAGATCAAGTTGTTAAAAGGCAGAGCCGGACGCTTACTACGCCGGGTTCACCCCGCCCTGCCAGCGGGGATGGAAAACTTACGAGCGGATTAATCCTCCGCTAGGTGATGGTTGAACACTCCCCAGACTGAACGGGCAAGCTGTTCGTTGCCACGCTCACGAGCGCGATCAGCAGCGCGGGCAAAATCGCCAGCGTTAATCTTGCCATCCCGGTAATACCGACGCATCAGGTTTGCCGACAGGTTCCCTCCCTTAAGCCAGTTCGCTCTAGGAACGCAGTTCAAAATGGTTTCAATCGCTTCCTGCGTGTCCATGTGGTTGCTCATTGCTGTCTGGCTTTCTCTATACTATATCTCATCACTTATAACTATTGTATCCATAACTGAATAGTTGTCAATGCCCCAAAATTGATTAAATACGTAGGAAAACACAAAGAGTTCATTGAGCGATAGAATATTTGTGCTATAGTCGTTAATTATTGAGGGAGTGCAATATGCGAGTTCACTACATCACGACTATTCTACTGATCCTGCTGTTAGCACTGCTGTCAATTTCCCCAGCGGCAGCGGCACAGATCAGTGACGACGTAGCCTACGGACTTCCTCAGACGTGGGAAAACCTTCTTATCTTCATCGCTGGCTCTATCGCATTAACGGTCTTAGGCGTAGGAGGTAAAGGGTTGTTCTCCAAGTGGGTCGAGTCCAAGATTGATAGCCATCGCAAGGAAGTTGACACACAAGCTGAGGTCGATCTGACCGACGCTAAACGCGAGCTTGAGCAGGTCAAGACGCAACTGGAACTCCTCAAAGGTCAGCAGCAACTCAACCAATCGCTCCTCGAACAGAACGCCGAACAAGGAAAGCATCTAGGCAAGGCAGTAGACGCGCTTTCTACGATTTCAGATACTCTCGGCCAGCTATCCGGGGCGCTCAAGACGCAAGGTGGCACCCTTACCACCATGCAGACCGCTGTGACTTCGCTAGATACCAAAACCGACACGGTGCATAACCTGGTTGAAGCAGTCGTCAAGGACATTAAGCGACTGCCAGATACTCAGGCACAGCAGCAACTTATCGAAACCATCCTCTCCGAGATTCGGAACCCAACCGGGAAGCGCAACGAACTCTTTGAGGAAGTCCTGCGGGAACTGAGGATTATCCGTAACCGCCTACCTCCTAGCGGCGATACTGGCCCGCTCAGTGACCCGCTGGTAGACCCGCCGACTGGCCCGATGCCAGTGCTACCCCGCTCCATTGATGATGTGATTGCATTGGGCGCACCTTCGCTCAATTAGAAAGGAGTCTCCCGTGAAACGTTTGTTATTGGCGGCCTTGCTGGTGATCCTGTTTGCTGTGCCGTTCCTGGCGCTGGCGCAGTCACAGGACGCGCCTGTGGAACCGGTGGCTGTATTCACCCCGCCTACCCCGGAAACGGTGGCTGATGGGCTGATTGCGCTGCTGCTGTCCGTGTTCGCCGGTGCTATCGCCAGCCCTGTGACCATGCCCATTGTGAGTGTTGTGAAGCGGCTTCCATTCCTGGACGGCTTCAGTGGCGACCAATTAAACCTTGCGGTTGCGATGCTCTTGAGTGTGCTGACCTGGCTGGCTGGTGTCTTCGGACTGGCTCCGCAGCTGGATACCTTGTTCCAAGTAATCGTGGCATTGTCTCCGGTCTTTGCTGGCCTTTATGTTAGCTACGCCAGCAATCAAGGTCTTTACCGGTGGGCAAACAGTAAGAACATGCCTATTGTCGGTTTTGCCCGCACACCACAACGCGTCCAGCGGTCTACGGTCGTCGGTTAGTCTAACGAGGCATCCATGACTCGAAGCGTCGTCGGGGGCAACATCGAAGTTGCACTGCTCCAGAACAAAGAGCCCGTAAAGCAGCTCTACAAGGACATGCAAAGCGCGGCGCATACGTTCGTGGTTCACAACCCTAACGATCTGTCTGTGATCCACGACTGGCGGCGGGAGCTTGCCCCTGACTACGCGGTAGCGCGGGTCTACCTCAAAGACCGCAACGAAGGCCAGATGCACATGCCGCCGCTGTCCCCTGCGGACGTGGCGGCTAAGAAACGCTGGATTGTCTCGCCAGAGGACTTCCTCAATGCCTTTGGCGAGTTCGGTCGTAACGGCCTGATCCTGAACGTCCACAACGAACCGGCACCTCCTAACGACGACAATGACCGCTGGCAGGAAGAGCGTCTGATCGAGTGGACGCTCAAGTACCTCGATCTGATTGCCCCGCTGGCGACCACCCCTAAAAAGACGGCAAGTGTTCTTTTTAACTTTGGTTTTCACCAGCCCGCGAAAGGGCGCTGGAAGTTTTACCATGAGGCGCTGCGACGGGCGAATGAACTGCCCGACGTGTATATTGGCCTGCACCTCTACGTACACCCCACACTGCCTTACGAAGACGGGGACACGCTCAAGGAACTGGATGAGTATTGCCGCGCCAATGGCTTCAACAATATCAAGGTCATCGTCACGGAATGGGGCTTTGATAAAGGCGGTGGCAGAGGCGATGGCTACAAGTCCCCGCTCTATGGATTCAAGGATAGCCGGGACGCGGTACGGCGGCTGTACACCAGCTTCCAGACCTACCTGAAGCCCTACGTTGCCAGCGGGCGGGTCGTCGGAGTGTGCTACTTCGGTCATGGTCATGCCGACTTCCCTGGCATGGATTCCTCTAACGATCCTGACTTCCTCGATCAGATGACCTTCACTGCTAAAAACGGCGGCTTTGCGGCGTTGCTCCCCGTGCCACCGAAGCCTCCTGAAACCAAGCCCGGAACCGCACCACTGCCCTACCCCTCACCTGTACCCCTTGGAGATTCAATGGGGGTTATCAACAAGGCGGCTCGAACGCTGCGAAACGGCCCGTCTATCTCTTACCGGGTACTCGAAGAAATCCCAGTCAGCACCGAGGTCAACCTCTACACGCAGCAGGTCGTCACGGATAGTTCTAAACAGGCGTGGGTATGGTGTGATTACGTCACGGACAAAGGTCAGCGGGCGGGTTGGGTGTGCATCAGTGGATGGTCATACCGCTACAAGCCTGTAGACAAGCCTAGCGGCACGCCAGTACGTCGCAGCTTGACCTTTGCAGGCGTTCGGCGGCCTGTACGTCAGGGGCCGGGTGAAAAGTGGGACACCGTTGGCTCACTGGTCAAAGGCACGCCGGTGGATGTCTGGCTGAAGCCAGTGCAGGGCTGGATGTACGTGGAAAATGGACAGGTCAAGGGCTGGATTGACGTGGATGGGATCAGTTTCAATCTGGTTGCGGACAACACGCCGGATACGATTGTGCTGCCCGCGCCGTCCAAGGGTTGCGTCTACGTGCAGGTGCCAGCCGCGTTGCTGGATACCCTGGCGCAGTGGGTAGGCTCGATTGAGCGCTATCCGGCGGGGTAAAGACAATCAGCAATACATTCAGTAAGCAAATCAATCAAATAGTAAAATATTGCTACCACCCCTCATCATGTTCATCTCCGTCAGGGTAAAATGGGGGCATGTCTCCCCACTTTTCGTCCCAAAAATCATCTTCGTCCATAAATTCTGCTCCGCATAACCAAACAGGTGTACCAGGAATAAAAACCTGAGTAATGAGCGGCCTGAATAATTCAATCATTTCAGTCTCTGACATTGGCACATCAACCCAGCAGTGAACACCTTGTGAGTATTCGTCTTTGACGTAGGCAAACACGCGGTGTGTCCATTTGGGATCACCCCAATCTTGCGGTCGGCGCATTTCTGACCAAAGCGTGCCATCTGGCAAAGGCTTTGATGCAACGATTGTCCAAACCTGCGTAATAAGCTTGGTTTCCATCATTAACTCCTTTAGAAAAACCGATCAGCGAACAAGCCAGATTCGAGTATGCCGCAACCCGTCATAGACAGGCCGCAAAAACGAGAGGCCGCCCAGGTAGATCAAGGCGACTAGCAACAGCAGGACAGCGGTCAAGGGAATAGCAACGCAGCGTTTCATTGAAGACTCTCCATTACTTGCCGACCAAGCCATTTAGCAACTTCCGGTGTTACAGCGTTGCCAATTTGCTTGACCTGCTCGGACTTGTTCCCAGTGATGATGTAACTTTGAGGAAAGCTCATAGCCAGCTTAAGTTCCTGCGGTACCAGCATCCGGAAGCCGCAATCCGGTAGCATTTCCTCAGGGGTAATCAGCGCGTGACGATCCACCGTCGTCAGAGTCGGCAATGGTTCACTGGTACGGGCGTAGGTGGGCTGATTGCCATAATAGGCCATAATCAGCGCATGATGCGCCCCGGTTGACGTAATTGTAGATAGAGGCTCATCCACGTTGCGAACCGTCGAATTCTGCCGTAATTCCGCCAGGAATGGAGGCATCACCAGTCCATGCTGGCTGGCGCTGGCAACCACCGTAGTCAGTGGTTCATCAACGCCAATACTCGGCTGGTTGTAACCGTCTTTGGCACTGTTTTTCATAACCGTCATAAACGGCGGCACACAAAGTTGCTGTTCATTGTTCATGCTGGTGACACACCACAGCGGGTCATCAACCGTCCTCAAAGGATTGCGCCCATCGTGCTGGGAAGTCAGGAACGGTGGCACCAAGGCCAGCGTTTGCTGACTGGTGATGGTGTGCAGAACCCCGTCCAGCGATGAGACCTTGCCGGGGTGTTCGGCGTGCAGGTGTCCTAGATCGAGCACATGACCGCCGAATTTTTTCAGACCGGCCAGAACGCGTTCCATCGTGCGAGGCTTCAGTGGTTTTTCACGGTCTCCAATGCGCGGGCATTCCAGTGACCAGTCAATGATGCTGGCTGCCGCGGTATGACCGGGCTTAATTTCTTCGCCGCACTGCGGGCAACGATAGACATACTGCCGCCGGGTGCCATAACGTCCCCAGGGGAAATCTGATTTCTTAAAGCTTTGAATAGCTTTAACAGTCCCATGCTTGGAGCAATTCGCCAGCGGGCGAAAGTCCAGATCGGGCGCTTTGTTGCCACGCTTCCAGAACACCGCGTAGAAACGATCCCGACTCTGCGGAACGCCAAAAAACTGGCTATTGAAATAGCAAATGCGGTGCTCATAGCCAAGATTTCGCATGGCCGTTAGCCACTGGTCATAGTATTCCCAATAGCGAATGTCTACTACATTCTCAACAATGACCGCTTCGTATTGATGATAGGCGGTAAACTCGACCACTTCTCGCATAGTGGCACGACTGCGGATTTCATCGGGGGTAAGCACGCTTTCTCCCCACAAGTCCAGCTGCGAAGCGCCTTTGCGCTTGCGCCCCTTTGCCAGACTATGAGAGGTGCAGCTGGGCGAAAACCATGCCACATCAGTACGCGGATACCAGGACGGATGCGCCTCCTGAAGATCGTCAATGCTGTGTTCTGTTTGCGGATGGTTGGTCTGGTGTGTTTCGATGGCACGCGCCCAGTGATTTGCGGCATGACGCACTTCAAAACCAGCCTCTACCAAGCCGGTGCTACTCCCCCCTGCCCCGCAAAAGAAATCGGTGGCAGTAATCACAGCCCTGCCCCGATCAACTCGTTATGGCGGGCGATGCGTTCCGCGTCATAGTCCCAGTTTAGTTCGATAAACCGCGCCAGAGTCAGGCGAGTGGCCTTGCCGCTGTAGGCTGGCTTAATCGTCACGGTCTTTGCGGTGATGCTGGTGATTTCACCCACGTAGATGAGGTTCCAGCTTCCATGTACCGCCTTGTCCCCGACAACAAATACCAGGTCAAACGGCACGGGTTCAGACACAGTATGCTTGCCAAAGATACGGACACTCTGGCGCGGCATGACATTGGCATGATGCTCATCTAGCAGCTTGTCGGTTTCCAAGTGCCGGTGTTCGATGATGTTAGGCATAGGTCACACTTCCCTTCTCCCATTCAGGCTGCCAGATCGATTCAGGTACCACCCAGTTCCATAGCCCCTGTTGCCCGCTAACCGGAATAGGCGTTTCAAATCGATGTACCATCTCAATCTTCCAGGCAAAGCGACCGAGCTGGAAGTTGCCGAACATGTATTCCCGACTGGAATACAGCATGGTTTCCATGACGCGCTCAGTCGGGATGCAATCCACCAGCCGCCCGACACACAACATGGCCCGCTGTGGCAACAAACGCGGATCATCGGGTAAACCGTGTTCTTCCAGCGTGGCACCTAGCACGTTTTGCATGTGCCAAAAATCGTTACTGGTCGGCTTCCGGGCCGCCGCATGGATAGCGATCAGACCGCGATAGGAAGTCTTCCAATCGCGTGTTTCATATTGCTTCTCGCCTAACGCCACCAGAGAAGCCCACGGTTGCCAGATAGTTAACGCCTTTATTTTGCGGCTCATGGTTCACCCCTTTCTGACTATACTATATAGTATAACTTTTAATTCGTCGCAGGAAAAGGCAGAGTTTTACCCCTGCCCCGCTTACGCTTCCTGAATGCGCTCCCAAACGTGCTGGATAGCGATGCTGATTATCATGCGGTACTTGGGAGCCTTGCGGTTGCGCCTGCTGTACCACTCGACATCCGGGAGCAGGCGCTGGAACTCTTGCACCAGCACCCCTATCGCGTCCGCTGTCGCTTCCGTGATATAGACACACACGTCCGCTGTAGAGTCATAGTCAGGCGCTTCGACCACCAGATGGTAATCCGACAAATAGCGTTCCAGCTGCGCCTTGGTGATGCGATCCTTGCCCACATCGCGGGCCGTGCTCAAGATAATCTGACTGACCACGTTGGAGCGCTCCGGCTTGCCCGTCACTTTGTCTCGCAGCGCCGGGAACCAGTAGCCCGCCGCCATGTTTTCGGTCATGGCGGCATACCGCTCCATTTGCTGTTCCAGCCAAGTGGTCACAGCCTCGATACGCTCCATGATGAGCGGCGTATCCGCCATGTAAAAGCGGCTGTTTGCTGGTTTGACAGTTGAGGTCACACTTTTTCCTTCATCGCGTCCAGGACTTCATCGAAGTTGAAATCGTAGACCGCGCAATAGCGGGCGATTAACTTCATAATCCCCGCGCCGATTAGTTCAGCATCCAGCTTATCCGGGATGCTCTCGGTTTCGACCAGTAGAATGGCCTCGAACAAGTCCAGGTCAGGCTGGCGCTGGTTGCCCTTGGCATAGACGACTGGTAGCAGAGTCGCAGCACCATCCACGCTCACACGATGCGGGCGGGCGTGTTTGTCCTGGTTCGCCAGGGAGATAGCTGCGTCAATCGCGTCCTCATAGTCTATCAGGTTTTCGCTATCTGGCACTATCCGCCATTCCCCCGGCTTGACCTGCACTTCAACGTGGTAGCGGTAGGTCTGATCGACTTCGTTGGGATCATCGGGCGCATAGCGAACCAGCCGCACGGGACTACCCTGCCCGCCGTCTGACCAGAGTTGACCGTAGAGGTAGTGGTATGCCTGTGCCGGCTCATTTGGCTTGTCAGTTTTGGCACTGCTGCGCCAGCGGAACGGTGTGTTAACCTGATCCCGCTGCAAACTCAGCAGCCGCGCCGCGTCCTGAGCTTCCTTCTCAGTCGGGTAAGCCATGCCCGCGATTGCGTCCCAACGGTGCTGTTCCAGACCGTCAGTGTCTTCATAGGTCACACGGCGTTCAACCAACCAGGTTACAGGTGCCATACCATACCTCCTTGCTAAACCGGGGTGCCGCTATCAAAATTGCCTGAAATCAGGTCTTCGTGAATGATGTAGCCCGCGTCTACGACCACCCGCACGTCCAGCCCATTGATCGACACTTCCACGTAAGGACTGTCATACCAACAGTTTTCGGCAATCGTGGCGTAGTATCCGCGAACTTCCGGTCTGGTTTCGATCTCTGGAAAGAGCCGATGGAATTCATTTGCATCCAGAATGACCCGCTGCCCCTCACGGTACAGCACCTCTTCCCATTTCACGTTGACCCCTACCCTTCTCTATACGCTTACTCCGACTGACCACGACGCCGAATCTGACCAAGCTGTGCCAGCATCGCAGCGAAGCCCAGTGCACTGCCCCGGTTCTGGTTACGCAGATGTGCAGGTACAGTCTTCTTCCCCGCACGGCGTTCCTTGTGGAAGGCCCGCCGCGCTGCGGCCTTACGCTCGACCCGCGCTTTATGTCGGTTGATTTTGCTGGAACGGGATTTCATCTACCACCTTTCCCAGAACTGGCGTTCTGTGACATACAGTATAGCATCACTTCTCACTAATCAAAACAGCAAACCTGCTAATTACAGATCGCACTCCCGCCTAGCCAGAAAATCACCGATACAGGCTGAAGCACTACGCCCCCGGCGAAACCGTGCCAGTTCTGGATAGGCGTAGTTATAGTCCACCTCAATCTGAGCAATAAGGCGTAAGCGGGCTAAGTGCAAATCCTGCCGTTGGGCTTGCAAGAATTTGCGAAGCCGCGTTGCATCTTTTGCCATCTGATCGGCTATAGATTCGGATTGCAACTCTAGGCTGAATTCCTTTTGCATAAAAACACTCCTTTCAAAGCGGGTGCTGACTGCGCGATGCGATAGGACTTCAGGAACAACACCCCGCTCCGGCAGTGTTGGCCCGTAATAAACCGAATGCGGGCATTGATTCGCCCGTGGGCGTAACTGGCGGGGACGTAGCCAACCTGCCGACGACCTGCCCGCAAGTAGCGCACTACGTCATCAATGACGGACATGGATTGGTTCAGACTGGAGATCATGACCGACCGCGCTTGATCTTCGGTGATCTGCCCCGCTGCAACCGCCTTGGCTAGAAGCTGGAAGGGTTGCAAGCGGGCGCTGATGTCTGCTGCAAATTGGGCGATGGGTTCCATTAAACCGCCATTTCCTTTTGTTCCAACTGTGTTATGAAATTGAGCGTGTACGGTTCTGCCAGTCGTCGCTGGGCAATGGCAACATAATCAGAGGACAGATCGCAACCGATGAAACGGCGACCGAGATTGCGGGCGGCGACTATGGTGGTACCGGAACCCATGAATGGGTCAAGGATGAGCCAACCCGGTCGAGTGTATGTTTCGATCAATCGTTCCAGTAATAGAAGCGGTTTTTGAGTAGGGTGCAGCGTTTCTGTGTTCTGAAACGCGGTATTCCGTTGCGCGAAAGTCCACACCGAACGCGGAAAACGCGCCCCGGTATCCTGATAAGAACCCTTGCGTTCGTGTTTGCCGTAGTGATCTGCCTTTCCTGAGGGTATAGACCCGGAACGAATAACATTGCTAGTTTCCATTTGCGGGAAGTATTCCGGCTCATTGTCGGCAAATATTTCAATCAATTCATGACATTCCAGTGGACGGCGGTTAGCATTGAGGAACCCGACTGGCATAGTTTTATGCCACACGATTTCATCCCGCCATCCTTTTCGATTACTGACAATCAAGTCAGTGGTGAACGGCTGCATACTGAATAGAATCGCGGGACTGCGTGTTGACTTGGAAACGCGGCGCACCTGCAGCCAAAACTCTTTCCAGTCGATAGCCTGCTCAAAAACTAGGTTTGTCATGTTGTACGGCGGGTCAGTAATAATTGCGTCTACACTGCCAGCGGGCAGGCCGCGCAGCAGATTGAGCGCGTCGCAGCACTGGACGGAGTCAAGCGGCCACGCGCCAATCATCGGCGGTGCATTGGAAATTGCGGCGGGGAGTAGGTGCATTACTTGCCCTTCATAGTTAAAGTTCTATCGTCCTGTTTATAATACATTACAATATCACTTTTAGCAAGCATAAAGAGAAGCTCTAGCCCAACAAAGTTTGCGGTTCGGTGACTAGAGCTTCACTCCCACTTCAGGCGTTGGAGGCCGCCTACACAAGATTATACTACATACTCACACTTACGGCTAGGACGCAATGCGCTGCATGTACTCTTGCAGGATCGCCTTGAGCTTAAGCCGCGCCATGCCTTGATCCAGATCGTCCAGCGCCAGCAGGCTATCCACTTCGCTGGTAAGGCGATTGAGGCGCAGCTGACAAACCTGTGACACCAGCGGGCGCTTTTCCAGTAACAGACCGTAGCGTTCCAGCATCTCCCACCCTTCGACCTCCCCTACCCGCAATTGCCCTGTGAGTACCGTTTCAGCCAGCCGCCCGGATTGCGGGAAGTCGGTTGGTGTGAGTGGCAAGAGCGTCATGGAAGCCAAGACCTGGTTCACAAAATTGAGCAGCGCCGGGGCTTCGATCAGCGTCCGCAGGATGTTGAGTTCAATGCCGGATTTCGGTAGCGTCTCCGGCTTTTTCACCAGCCTAATTTCCGGTGCGGGGGACATCTCTGGCATCTCCAAAACCTGAGCAACCGGCAGGGATAGACGCATGGCGAGAGTCTGCACCGCGTCATGGCGGATCACGTCACTCTCGGCTTTCAGGAGTACCGGGATGAGCGATTTCGCCACGTCCAAGCGCTGGTGCGGACTGGCATTGGCGGGTAAACTCTCAACCGCACGGGCAATCAGCCAGTTTGTCACCGGTTCGGCCTGGTCGATCAACCCCGTCCACTGCCCTTCCCGAATGGCGTCATCGGGGTCTACGCCCTCCGGCAAGGTCATCACCCGAATATCGCGGTTGACCTGCACCATGATCTCCAGACTACGCCGAGTCGCGGTTTGACCCGCTGCATCACCATCCAGGGCAATGATGATCTGCCCCGCGCCGCGAAGCTGATGGGCTTGCTCAGGTGTCAGGGCCGTCCCCATTTGAGCGACCACGTTGCGATGGCCCGCCTGATGCGCCTGGATAACATCCATGTAGCCCTCGACGATGACCGCGCTATTGCTGCTGCGAATAGCTTCCCGTGCCGCGTGCAGACCAAAGAGCAGCTTCGACTTGGCAAAGAGAATGCCCTCAGGCGAGTTCAGGTACTTCGGTTCGTCTGCCGGGTCGAGTGACCGCGCTCCGAAGCCCACCACCCTGCCCCGTTCGTCCTGGATTGGGATCATGAGGCGATGGCGGAAGCGGTCATAGTGGCGCGTTTCGTTCTTACTAACCAGTCCAGCCGCCATCAGATCTTCCCGGCTGTAGCCTAGTTTTGTCGCCTCATCCAGCCAGTTCGACCACCCCGGCAAGGCATAACCGAGTTGCCACGCGGTGATGGTTTCCAGGGACAGGCCGCGCTCATCGGTCAGGTAGCGTCGGGTTTCCTGCGCCAGCGGATGCTCGCTCAGAAGCTGGGCGTGGTACCATGTCGCTGCTTCCGACAAAATGCCCCGCAGTTTATCCAGCTGCGCTTCAGCGGCCTTCTGGCGCGGACTCTGGCTACGTACATCTACGCCCGCCTCTTTGCCTAAGGCTTCCAGCGCTTCAGGGAAACTCCAACCGTGTTGCTTCATGGCAAAGCTGAACACATCGCCGCCGGTGTTGCAGGCTCCGAAGCAGTGCCAGGTGCCGCGTTCCGGGTCTACGGTGAAGCTGGGGGTTTTCTCGGCATGGAACGGGCAACACGCCTTGTACAGCCGCCCTGCCTTTTTGAGACTGACACCCTTTTGAATATACGAAACGATGTCGATCCGTGCCTTGATTTCATCGACCGGGGTCATTGAATACCTCCAAGCTGATAGCCGCCTGGAGCGCCTGGTACGGCATTCGACATGGCATCGCTGAATAGCTGGAACTCTGGTTGCCAGTCCAGTTCAATGGTTGTGCTACGGTCAATCGGGCCGGAACGATTCTTGCGAAGGATAATCTCTGCATTCATGTTGTCCGGTTCGCTGGTGACATAGCGTTCCTGGTACAAAAAGGCGATCACATCAGCAGCCATCTTGCCGATGCTACCGAAGTACAGATCTTCCATCTCTGGCTTACGTCCCTTGCGGGTAGCCCACCCCTTATTCATCTGCGTTGCGGCCCAAATCGGCACGTCATAGTCTTTCTTAAGGCGATCCAGCGTGCTGTAAACATGCTGCATATGCAGGCGTTCGTTATCCCGAAAACGCCCGCCGTCGGAGATGGTCGAAGTCATCACGTAGTCAATAAACACCACGTCATAACCGGGCGAAAGCTGATGCTGTACCAGCTTGGCTTCAATCTGCTCGATGGTTGGCTGGCTCATGCTTTCGATGATAAAGCGGTTGCCATCGGTCAGGCGCTGCAATTCGTGCATACCCCGGCGAATAGCGGCTAGATCGCGCTCATTCTGCTTGCCGCCGGTCTGGTAAGTCGTGCCATCGATCATGCCTAACTGACAGATCAGGCGATCCATCATCTCATCCGCGCTCATTTCGAGGGAGATAAACAGCACCCGCCCGCCGCGCCGTAGGATGTTCGTGACCAGATTGAGCATAAGCGCCGTCTTTCCCCACCCCGGCGGCGCTCCAAACAAGTACAGCTTGCGCTTACGCAGTCCCAGCAACGACTTATCCAACCCAGCAAAGCCTGTGCTTAAACCCGGCTTGTAGTCGGCATTAAACCGCGCTTCCACGCTGGCAATGTACTTGTCCAGATTGGCACTCACGTCATAGGTTTGACGGTCACTGAGCGCCATGAGTTTGACCTGCGACTCGCGAATGGATTGTGTCAGCGCGGTCGTGCATTCATCCACGGTCAGGTTGCCTACCCTGCCCGATAATTCAGCCAGCTTCATGGACGCTACCAGCATCTCCCGACCGACTGAGAAGCGCTGCAACGTGCGGGCATAGCTTTCCAGGTTCGGCCCGCTATGGTTTGCTAGTTCTACCAGCAGCGGATCGCCGCCGATTTCTTGGAGCAGCGTGCGGTTGTTTGGCGTGGTGTGGTTTCGCAGTTGTGCCGCTACGGTCTTGGCGTCTATCTGATCGCCCTGTTCGATGACCTCTTCCATCGCCCGCCAGATGTAACCGTGCTTCAGACTGAAAAAGTCGGTGTGGTTTAACTGGCTGCTGACCCGGCGGAAATACTCATTCCCCTTGCCGATGATACCTGCTGCCAGGATGCTACCTAGTACCAGCCGTTCGTCGGCTTCCGAGTTGGGGAGCGACTTGCTGATCGCCAGCGTTTTTGACCCGATCTGAACGCCCCGCTTTGCGGTGTTCTCATTCAGCCAGACCTGTGCAGCGGGTTTAGTTGCCAAAGCATTCACGCTGAAACTCCTCTCACATTAGCCAAAAGACGGGGGAACAGTCGGGCGCGATACTCGGCAAGGGTTTCACCGGGCAGGAAATCGAACTCTGGCGAGATGTGATCGTCCTCGACCGGCGGCGCAGTCGGTGTGGTATGGCTCAGGACGGGTTCCGGTTCGACGACGGCGGGTTGCATAGCCTTTCGCATCTCTAGCAGGCGCTTGGCTCCTGTATCGCAGCAGCGGCGGTAATTCTCAGCCATTCGGAATTGTGGAATGTAATCCGCCAGAGTGGAAGGCTTTTGCGGTAAAGTGGCATCCTCGAACTTGCCCTTGAACCAAATCCGCAAGCCGACAATCTCATAGGCTGCCAGCGGGTCTTCGCTTTGCTGGTGCGTAGACCACTCATCCCCCTTGCCCTTGATCTTCACCTTGCCAGTGAAAAAGTTCACCAGTTTCTGAATGTGGCTAAACTCACTCGGTCGTTTCGGTTCCTGCAAACCGAAGTAGTAGCGCACGGCCAATTGGCACATCTCCCGACCAGTCCAATCTGGCTCAGTCGGCTTCGGCGGTTCTGGCGCGGGGGTTTCCTGGACGGGTGTTGGTTCTGACTCGGTGACAGGCTGTACTGGCAAGTCATTCGCTAACCAGTCATCAATTTCGCCCATTGGCGAAAAGTCGTCCGCCGCTGCCGAAGGCGCGGCAATAGGTTTTTCTCTATGAGTAGTCTCTGAGGTAGTCTCTGTTGTAGTCTCTGTATTAGAAATGACGTTTCCCGTCAGGGGTATGACGGCAGATGTCAGGGGGGTATGACGGGAAATGTCAGGGGGTATGACGGGAAATGTCAGGGGGGTATCGGCTTTAAGGATGGTGTCATTTGTGATTTTGACACGCTTTAGCCAGAGATTTTGGTAGTCTTTTTCAGTCAAACTGACCACCCCTACCTCCATCCAAAGCTTCATGCGTTTCTCAAATTCAGACCAGTTCACCCTGATCCAGGGAGCGCATAGGCCGCGCTCTCCATGCACTTCGTAGACGATCAGATTGCGCTTTTGCAGACGCTCCAGGCAGTCTCGTATGGTGCGCTTGTTAATCCGAGTCTCTGACCACCATTCAGCGTGGTTTTTGACCAACCATAAATGACCATCGCGCTGGCGGGTCAACCGTGGCTGGTTCGTTTCGGCATTGGGTTCATGCCAGAACATAATCTGGGCAAAGACATCAGCGTCAAAACGGTTGCCCTCATTGATGTCAATGTAAGACAGTGGAGTGAACACACCCCGGCGGGATTCATGCCGACTGGCAATCCAGTTGCGGGCAAATTCGTTGTCGATATAGCTGTACTGGGTCATGATAAGCTCCTGATGGAACTTGTGTTCTGTTGTGTTGCCAAAAATAAGTGGTCTGTTGACCACCTTTAACTTGCGCTGAGAGAAAAGCTATGCTATCTTCATGCAAGTAAGGTGTTCAAAGCAAACGAGAGGTACTACCCCCGGTAGTCCTTCTCCCGACAATCAATCGGTTGCACGCCGATTGATCCATGATGTTGGTGACTTGTGTTTGAACGCCTCGCGCCCGCCGCAAGCCCGCTGAAAAGCGGGTTTTGTTTTACATCAATGCCATGTGTGCTACTCCAGTGTGTCACAAATATCACTTCAGAGAACCTCATGTTAGCACTTTTTTTGGAAGTCTCCAACTGAAAGTTAGAGACTCCAACAAGTTTGGGTAAATGACGGGCTAGAACGGGATTGGGTCTTCGGCCTTGTCCGGCTGTTTGGCTGGTTCTACTACCATAGGGACGGTCAGCAGTGCTTCCAGCTTGTCGGTCAGCACCTTGCCCGTGTAGGAACGCATTCCCATGACCGGTGGCACCTTGCAGCCTTCATACGCCTTGATCGTGCCGCCGTCCTCAATGCGAGCGCGAAACAACTTATCCACGGCGCGGGTGTTGAGTGTGACCAGTTCCCGCCGGACGTTCCCCGGTGCTTCCGTGAGCGCCCAATCGAGCATGATCTGATCGTCAAATTGCAGCGTCCAGCCTTCAGCGCACTGGAAAGCGGCCCAGGTCTTTTCCCCGGTCAGCTTGAACAATTCAACAGACTTCTCCTGAAGAGTCTGTTTTGCGTTTGCCGCTGCTTTCTTGCTGGTTTCCAGGCTTCTGATTAAGCCCTCATGCTTGCTTATAAACTCTGAATATGCCGCGTCGTATTCGGCCTGAAGTTTGGCGGTTTTATCGTCCACTTCTTTCCAGGCACGAACGCCAATCTTGAGGCTTTCCCGGATGGCATCAGCCTCTTGCATCGCCTCAAGTTCTTCAGGCCCGTCTATCAGCATGTCTTTTGTCTCCGTCATCTGGCACTCCTTTCCAAGAGGGACGAGCGTTACCCCGCCCCTCCCCTACTCGACTAGAACGGCATGTCGCTCTCAGGTGCCAGGGACATCAGTCCATCGGTGGCAACCTGCATGTACTTCTGGTTGTCCTTGCCCGCCCATTCCCAGTCAATGCCGAGCGGCGCAAGGTTGGCTTCAGAGAACAGGTATTCCTTACCCTTCTCCCAGGTCTCGGCAAAGGCGGCGTAGTCCTCGCCCAGCGCCCGCAACTGATCCCGGCCCCACAGCTTGATTGCCCCTACTGCGGTCACAAACTCAGTGTACTGACCCTGATAGCGGGCCTTGTAGCAGACGACCTGGGTCTTGTTATTGCGTGCCTTAGCCGACAGCATGGCGCGGGCTTCGGCTAAACTGCTGTAGTGCTTATCCACGGTGCTGCCGGCGTATTCCAGCCAAATAGCGACTGTGGCTTCATCCAGGCCGATGTAGTCCTGGTTAATGACTTCCTGCCACGCCTTCAGCTGCGAGTCTGTCCAGCCTGCCGTGTTCAAGGTGTCTAATGCTGACTTCGGCGCGGCGGGTGGCTGCTGTGCCAGTTTCTTCTGGATAGCGACGATCACCCCGGACGGCGCTCCAAAGGGCTTCCAGCTATCCTTGACGGTGTGGTTCTGGACGTTCAGCATCGCGGCGGCTTCATCCAGCGTCATGTTCAACTGCGACTGGAGCAGATCGCGCAGGGCTTGCAGTGGATCACCGGCGGGTTGTGTTGTACCACTCGCTACAGGCGGCTCCGACATCGGTTGGGGTGCAGGTGCAGCTTCCGGCGCGGGTTGTGGATGAGCGGCGGCATGAGCAGCTTTAATCGCCTGCCCTGCTGCGTTGGCACCGGCGTACTTGCTCCATGCTGCTAAGTCATCAACGTTGTCTACACCGGCGTAGCGGGCGACTTCTTCCCGGCTGATACCCAGTGAAGCCATCGCTCTATTCACCAACTCAGTCACCAGCGCGGCGGTCGGCCATTCGACCTTGGTGGCACTGCCAGAGACGATGAGCGATCCGTCTACCGGGTCAATCTCGGCATCGGGATTCATCTCCTCAATCATGTACAAGCCCGCGGTAGCATCGCCGCCTTCCATGCGGCATCCCGTCGCAGCAGCCCGCCAGATGAGCATTTCGGCGGGATACTTACGCCAGTTGTCTTTGCCTGTCAGACCGGCTTTAGAAGCCATATCCAGTGTGTAGGTGTATGTCCGCCATTCCCCGCCCGGACGACGCACTTTGACGGTAGCTGAGTCTTTAACGGTGCCAGGGTCAGGCAGTTCGACGGAAAAGCCGTGCCGTCGTAACAGGGAAACCATACCCTGAGCCGATAGCGTGGGTTTGCCATCGACCGCGTAGATCAACTGAAGCGCGGTCATGGGAGGGAAACCCAACTCGTAACCGTACATGCTGATAAAGAAGGCATCGGCCTCTTTTTGAGCGATGTTAGACGCCTTGCTCTTAACCAGTCCAGACGCAGCGGCGGCCTTGCACATCGCCTGAATGGTCAGCACATCGTTCATGGATGGCACCGTGGCGCGGCGCAGGTCTACGCCGCTGGTAGGAACAATGCTGAGTTCGCTGGTATTTGATGACAGATCGGACATGTGGTATGCTCTTTCCTGGGACGCATTAACCCCTTAAGTTGTAGCGTCCCAAACGATGGGCCTGCTAAACAGCAGGCTTTTCAATTACCAAAAGTGACTGCGGCGGGCAGATCATGAGCGCCCGCACTGGCTGAACATCGGTTGCCTTGACGTACTGGAAGCCGTACCAGCCGTCCGGCTGGAACCCGACCCACCATCCGTCCCGTGCATTCAGAATGCGCTCCATCACTACCCCACGCACAGGCTTATCATGGATAACCGCGATGGCGGGGCCTGCGACCAACCCTTCCGGCAGGAAGTGCCGTACCGGACGCTGAGGCGGTGGCAACGGCTTGCGACTGCTGAAAGTCGGTGTACGCCGATAAGCGAAAGAGGTCTCGCTCATTTTTCGACGCTCACAATGGCATCGCCGCGCAGCAGGACGGTCAGGAAACGATCCTTATGCGACATGCTTTGCTGGTCGAACTGGCTGTGCCAAACGGTAGCCCGGTAGTAGCGCACACCATAGCGCGTCTTGTAGGCTTCCTGGAGTGAGATCACCTCACTGTTGCGGTGGTAAACGTAGACCATGCCCAGCGGTTCACCGGAGTCGCCGCCGTCCACCAGCCCATTCAGGTACACCTCTTCCACGGTGTGCGGGGTAGCCTCAATGGGCGATAGGATTTGATCGAGGGTTGGAGGGAACATTATCGCAACTCCAATTCCATCTGGCGTTCGTCGTAGGCGGGGAACGGCGCGGCGTTCGGGTAAAGTGGTTGCAGGCGGGAACCGGGCTTCTCAGCCGTGATGTTCAGTTGAGACGCCGCGTAGCTACGGGCCATCTCAATGCCCTCTCTGACACTGCCCACCTTCTGAGTCCAGACGATCCACGCCCCCATCCAGACGATGACGCGATAGCCACTGTAAGCCGGACGCGCTGGCACCTTGTAGTTGCACTCGGTGGCATACCAACGCATGATCCCGTCATCACCTTCCTTCTGGTAGCGCAGGATGCTCATGTGCGTGCCACCCTGCCCCGACATGGTTTCCACCGTTGCGGAGACCTTCAGACCGTAGTCCTTGTTCTCCAGGTTGTAGCCTAACTCTGTCTCCCCCACTTGCCGGGAGCCGGGAGGCGGGCTGCTGCGTCGTTTCGGTTGCATTCTGTCCTCCTGTCAATCCATCTATGGTCACAAAATCGAGCGAACAAACGTTCTTAAAACAGAGACAAAAAGCCCTACGGATACTCGCTTTTATGCGACTATGCGCTTATTCGATATTCGCTATAGGCTTTAAGTGATTTACAATTCCAACATGATATTTATACCATGTTTTTGATGAAAACATCAAGTTAATGTTTAATTGAGAAAAATTAATTGATGCTATTGATTTTTCCATTAGTGTTGAGATACAATTCAGAAAGGGAACGAAAATGGAGAAAGAGCGCGATTTGGTTACAACCCAGATAGATCGTGATGTCCACACCGCCATGACGCTGATGAAGAAAATGTACAAGAAGCGTCGGCACTCGGATGCTTTGCGAGCATTCATCGCCCAGCATGACCCGGCTTTAATCGCAGCGGTACGCCAGATTGAGAATCTGAACCGCTCCGCTGAAGACGGCACGTTATCGGAAGACCATGACAGCGACACATGACCAGGGTTAAGGTTGCGTTGTACTTCAACTAAAGGGGATTTCGTAAAGGAGATGTGCTTTTCATGTCCGATGAGCAGAGCAGTCGTCTTACAAGTCGAATCCCTGTTTCGCCAGAGGTACATCAGCGGTTGCGCGATTTCGCCAGCGGTCTGGATGCAACCTACGATGAAGCGCTGGACTACATACTGGACATCCTGACCGAAGGCAGTAATCCCATGCTGAAAGGTCTGGAGCATCGCCCGAAGTTCCAGGGCTGGATGGGAGTGGATGAAACCTAAGCCAACCATAACGGGTCACTTTCACAGGGGGCGGGCTTCTGCCGCCCTTGGATGTTATGTTTCGTTATCTTCTCTTAACTGAATTGTAAACGTTGTCAGCGTTGTAAATAAAAAAGTAAGCTATTCAGTTTGTGGTGATAGTATATCTGAAATTGGTATAGAATTGAGGAACCTGTTTGGTACGAGTTTTTTAACAATTCAGACCGCAGGTTCACGGAAAATTGGGGAAAAATTCATAAGTGGCGTTTTGGTGAGGGAGAACGAGGGCAATATGAGCGAGGCAGACACAACCATCCGCATTATCGAACCGCTATCCGAGAGCGCGGCCCGTGAGCAAATCGGGACGATCCGGGATGGTTGGCACCTGATTCAAACCGTTGGACAGGATTTGCGGGCCTCTATCATTGATTTTGACGAAAGATTAGGTTGGAAAGCGCTAGGTTACTCAAGTCTTGCTCAATGCTTTGAGAAGGAACTGGGCAAGAGTTTCCAGACGGGCTACCGGCAGTTGAAGGTGGCATTGGTCGAGCGCAACATCCGGACTCACTCTGACCTGCCCTCCCCTATCCCGGAACGTCACGTCCGTGGCACGGGATTGGCCCAGCTTCAGCCGGTCGAACAGGCGGAGGCTTATCAGAACGCACGGCAGATGGCGGCAGCTGAGGGCAAGCCTAGCCCGACAGCGGAGCATGTGAAGCGCAGTGTGCAGATCATTACATCCCGGTTAGAGGTCTACACCACGCCTTACCATGTGGTCAGTCATATGGTGACACGCGGTGAGATCACGGTGACAGCGGCTAAGGCCATGACGGAGGCGCTGGATAAGCTGGCACCGAAGATCCGGGGCATGGTGGTACAACTCATCGCCCGCTACGGTCTGACCTGCCCCGACCTGGTTTCGCCCTTGGGTGAAATGTTCAGTCGGGAAGGTACGCCAAAAGCGTCCAAGGTACTGGCGACGGTGCTGGCGACGGGGTATCTCGGCAGTACGGCGCTGAAGAGTGCCAACCTGACTGACTTGGCAGAGGCCAAAGAGGAAGCGCGGTTAGAACATATCGCAGAGGCCGTATCCCAAAAATCACATTTGGGATACACGGTGCAAGCGGTGATCGTGACGGTGTACCGGGGCAATGCCAAGCGGACGCTGAAGGCGCTGAAAGAGGCGCTGAGTCTGGATGATCTGGCGGCGCTGGCGGGTTTACTGGAGGAAGAGCGGGAACGTGTGTAGCCTGGAAACGAAATGACCTGCGTAGTCAGCAGGCCATTTCAGGGAGACTTGTGTGTGTTACACGCTACTAGGATAACAAATTTGTTCTACACGTCAATCGTTATCCGTCCGCCCCTGTAGCCTCCCCTTCTCGATCAGCAGCCGTTCGTAGTCTGATCGCACCTGTGCCAGTTCCTTTTCCGCCCGTTCCCGCAGTGCCTTATCGACCGCGCTGGCCGTTTCAAAAGGTTTGAGGCGTTCGAGTTCGGCGGTCAGGCGTTCGTTCTCATCTTCCAGTTCACTCACGCGCTGGCGATACAAGGCCAGTTGCCCGCCGGGTGAAGTGGAGATGACCGCCAGCGCACTTTCCGGCGGCGCGGCCCTGCTCCCGGCAGCCAGTGAAGCGGCGATACTCTCCAGTGTTTTGCCTTCCCGCTTCATGGTAGCAACCAGAGTCAGGACGGTCAGGTCATCTTCGGTGATCCGCCGATGACCGGAACCGGGGTTGGCATGAGGGCTAAGGTAGGCCGCAAACTCCTGGCACCAGTTGGTAATGGTCTGGCGATGCACCTGGAACATGCTGGCGATCTGGTTGGTGGTGAACATAGCATCACTTTAACAGTTGGATACGAAGTCGCGCTACTTTGGATTTGGTTCGCGTTTTGAAAATGAGAAACGCAAAACAGAACGCGAGTTCCATTGAAAAAACACAAACCATTCGTCATAGTTTGTGAAAATTCGCAAAGTAGTGCGAAACGCGAAACGAAAACGCAAAGTACGTCGAAGTGGTCAATTTTGAAGGTTGGCCTTGATTTGCAGGATTATTTATATAAAGTCTTTATATAAATGGCAAGACTTATTGTTCTAACAAGGAGGATTGAATGACGACAAAAACCCCGAAAGCACGAAAGGTGAAAGCCAAGGACATCCCGATTTACTGGGCCGCCAGCAAGATCAAGCTGGAACCGGAACGCCTGGAGCGATTGGATAAGGTGTTGGGCTTCGAGGGCGGGAACGGGAAATGCGCCCTGGTCTACCTGAATGACGACTCGGAGATTGTGCGCTCGATCATGCCGAATGCCCGCATGATGATTTCCGGGCAGCAGACGGAACGGGCGGCAGGTGCAGTCATGCGCGTCCCTTTTGCCGAGTTCCAGGGAACCCGCTGGGCATACAGCGATGCCATCTTCAACATCCCTGGCGGACGAGTGGATGCTTTCCAGGGCAGCGAGGAACGCTACGGCAGTGCCGAACACATCTTCTCCCTGCTGGTGATGATGGCTGAGAATGACCTGCCAGACGGGGCGTATCGCTTGCTGGTGACAGTGCCGCCGGGGTTCTACTCACAGGTGGAAAGCCGCGTCATCCAGCGCTTCATGGCGGGCGATCCGCTCAAGGTCAACAAGCGCGATGAACCCAGCGGGGTATGGCAGATTACGCTGTCCAAGGACAACATCCGCCGTACCTACAGCTTCTCGAACGTCAAGGTCATCATGGAAGCAGCGGACGCGGGCTATGCGGCGTTCTGCTATGACCTAAACGGGAACATCGTGCGGGTGAACGGCCCGGACGGTCAAGACTTGCTGAGTGGCATGGTTCGGCTCTTAGACGCGGGTTTTGGCACGTTCGACTCGCCGACGCTCTTTGACGGGCAGTTGATCGAAGATCGCCTGCAATCTGCCAGCGACTCGCGGGGCGGGATTATGCACAATCTGGCGCGGCCTCTCATTGACAAGATCATTGAGACACAGCCGCAAGTGGGCAGCTGGCTTACCCCGGCACATGTGGACTACTGGTTGCGGCGCTATGCCACCGGTTACACCGATGCCAATGGGAATGCAGTTACCGGCTGGACGGAAGCCTCCGGCACGGTCAGCATTGGCGGGAAGGCTATTGGGCTGAAGGCCATGATTGACCATCTGAGCCAGGAATACGCCCGCACCTACATTTGGCCTAAGATCGTGGGTACGCCGGGGGACGCGGTCGATGCGCTGATTGCCATCGGCGGGGGCTGGCTTTACACTCATAGCACCATTCAACAGTGGCACCGGGAATATCATGTTCCGACACGGTTTATCAGCTATCTGGACTTCCCACATCTCAAAAAGTTTAGCTGGGTGGACATCAACCTGGTTGGCATTATGCAGGTCGCTGCGCTTATCGACTGGTCTAAATAGGCAGGGATGTATGGCACGCTTCAAGCCCGGTAATGGAGAAGGCAACTCGCAAGGCATTTCGCTGGCGTTTGATGTGAACGATCCGGCAGAAAAGCGGGCGCTGGATATGGCGCTACGCCTCGCCAGACCGCACGGACGGCGCAAGGAGTTGTTTGTCCTGTTCCTGAACGCGCTGGCCGATTATGAGCGGGATACCGGGCGGGAAGTGGATGCCAAGAGCATCGGCGGGAGTCTGATCGCTCATGCCTTAGCAGGGAAGGGCGGCGTGGTGGCACAAACGCCTCAGCAGACCATCACCCCGCCGCTTTCGAGTGAGCCTCAGATTGTGGTGACGACACAGGTTAAGGCCAGTGCCGAGGAACGGGCCAATCGTTTTTCAGCGCGGTTCAAGTAGAGGAGGGATGATGAGCGAATTACAGTCGATGCAATCCGACTTGGACAAGTGGCGTGCTGCCTTAAATGTTGCTGCTATTGAAGCGCTGGCGGCTCACGGAATAGCTATGAGCGAAATAAGCAAAGCTATAACTGACTGGGCAGAATACATGGCTCCCAAAGTATTCGATCTGGTCAATGAAATGAACGCAATCATGGCCCCATATGCCTTGAAATTACCAGACCCACAAGCCCGTTTTGAAGGTGAGCATCCAGTGGACTGGGTGCTGCGTGTTGGCAGGGAAACTAGCGGCCACAACATTTACGAGGGCGAGGCATGGCGCTTCCGAGTCTTGCGCGATTGGTGGCAAGGCGATGACGTGGATGATGAGTACGGGAAAGGATGGAATCGATGAACAGCGAATGGCCCTATGATGAGCTTCCACCTGATTTCTTAGACTGGCTTAAGGATATGCAGGGTGAATCCACTTACGCCCATGCAATGACCGGCGTACCCCAAAAACCATTCCAGCGTGGGCAGATTATTTATTCTGATGATCTGCACAACATCCAAAATGTTAAGTTCGGACGAATAGACAAAGATGGTAAGTTCGTCGAGCTTCCTGCGCCTATACCGACGCGGATAAATCATTGGGATTTTGGCACGGGTGAGGAAGCGCGGCTGGATAGCGGCCTGTACCGGTTGCAGGACATTGTCAATCAATCCAACGTGGGGTTCACCGCTTCCGCGCCGATAAATGCGGAGCTGATGGAAGTCCTCACTAACGAAGTGAGGCGCATTCAGGAATGGCGAGAGCAAAGCATGGAAGCTATTCGCCAATGGGTGAAAGACGCACGCGGCGGCGATCCTGCGCCACTGGATACCGTGATGGAATTTGCGGCCCAGTACCTGACACCTGAGCAATTGACGTGGGAGTCGCTCAACATGGAGTTTATCAGCACCGACCACGCCTGGTTAGAAATGGAGATAGCAATTCAATCTGGCATAACTATTGGCAAAGAGGACACCGCAAAGGCGTGCGAGTGCATCCTGTACCTGATGATGCGAGAAGGGGAGGATAATGGCTCACTTTCTCCTGACGTTTAGCTGGAAGACTGCCGAGCCAATTGACTGGCTGGAGCGCATTCGTAGCGCCTTCCCGGATGCCACGATCTACGACGTGAATGCAGTCAACCGCGCTCATCCACCGGAGCGGCAGGACGCTTTCGATTGCTCGATTGCCACTGAAGCGGGTGAAGATGCGATCCGGTCATGGTTGAACACCCAGCGCGTTAAGGATCAGGTGTTTTGCTGGGTTCAGACGCGCCTAGACCCGGAACGCCTGAGCGAACTGGAAGCGCTGGGCTACAAGGTGGTACGTGGGTTTTCAGGGTACGTGTTCATTGACCCGGTAGCGGGCTATCCTGACTTATTCCGGGGAATTGCCGCTACGGAACAGCAGGCGTGGCTGTACGCCAGTGAACACCAGCGCAACCCGCAACCGATGCAGACTCCGCCGGACATCTACTCGCGTATTGTTTTGGCGTTGGCAAATGGGAAGCCTGAAAGCCTGAAAGGGTAGGGGTATGGCAACTCAGTATTTCCTCTGGCAGGGCAGAGACGGGGAAGCTATCGACTACCGGCCAGAAGCCAGCTTTGAGACTTTAGAAGCGGCTGAAGCGGCGATCCACAGCCAGCACGCACTGGTTATGGAGTATGGGGATTACGTTTTGCTACAGGGCTTTAGGCAATACCCGATCTACGTGTATGAGTACGGCAATCAGACTGACGTGCTACGCAATCATGAGGACTGGGCAATGTGGATGAAAAAGGGTGTCAGCTGACACCCTTTTGATTACCGCTGTTCTTTGGACAGTAGCAGCTTCTCGCCTTCTTTCAGCACGTCTACGCTGTTTTCTTCGAGCCACTGCAAAAGCCGCTTGCCTTCTTCGTGCGTTACCCACAGCGATTCCTGGTCGTCAGTGAAGTGGATTTTCACCGAACTGATTGTGCCGAACATGTGTTCAATTGACTTAATCCGGCTCCAGGGGATGTACTGGTTATTTAACTTGAGCATCGGGCAAACCTCCTAGTTTAGCGTGGTGGCGGGGCTATCGGGCGATCTGGAAACAACCAGCTTGAATACGGGCTTTCGGTAGCCTTCCTGACGATTTCCACCACGTTCACAGCGGTGTAGTCTAGCATCAGCAGCAAAGCGTCCGCTTCCTCGTCAATGAAATCCAGATAGTCTGGCGTACCGTTCTGATCGTTCCCGCGCAAGTGAACCCGTACAAAGCGATCAGTTAGCACTTCATAGCGCCGGATTTCATCAGGTAGGATGAAGTGGCGGCCTATGTTGATGGTTGCGGGTAGTTGACGGGACACAATTCCTCCTTGAGTACAGGTTGCAGTTGCCCGACGTAAGCCGGGTCATCCAGCGAGCGCAGGATGGCCTCTTTCCCTAAGTCCTTCGCATATTCATACAGGTACATGACCCCGGCATCTCTTGCCCGATTATGCCGCGCCTTGACTGGATCGCCAGTCTCAGCACCCACCAGACAGACCACGCGGTCAGCCGACTCGACCAGGTAGCGATCCCGCGCCATGCGTTTCTCAGACCGCGTACCGGTCGCCAGCAAGCGCAGGTAGTGACCTTTCGCGCCGTTGGTCGGGGAGATGGTCACTCCCACTACCTGATACTCGATATGGTAGGTCTGGCAGCAGCGCACAATCTCCGCGTCGGGGCCGTGCCGGTCTGCCACCAGTACCGACCAGTTCCGACACACGACGCGCATGGTTCGCATCGCTTGCCCCCACGCGGCGTAGTTCATCCACAGCGGGGCGTTGTCGGGGGTGAGGATCACCAGCCGGCGCATGTTAGCCTTCACCCCGTAGCGTGCCAACCATGAGCGAAATCTGGCGCAGGATAATCAGGGAACCTTCCTTGATTTCGTTTTCATTGCAGACGAAGCGCGGGTCTACTGGGAAGCTGGTATCCATGTCAAAGCCCTGCACAAAGCGCACTTGCAAGAGGCAGGTATCCGGGGCATAGCCTTGATCGGGGCCTTGCTCAATCCAACACCAGCTTTCGACCGGATAGGCGGCATGTACCCGTTGCATGGTCGCTTCCAGGAACGCAACCAGTTCGGCGCGCAGGGCGGGTTTCACGCTGCACCTGCGCGGGTCAGGGTGGCGACGTGGATGGCGATCTGGTCTTCCATCTGATCAACCAGTTCGTGATTGACGCTGCTCAGAATTTCGATGTCGGCAATGTAGCCAGGGAGGTGGCTATTCACCTTGCAAAAGGCGCGGAAAAAGCTCACCTGGTCAACATGCGACACGCGCTGGCAACTCTGGAGCAACTGACCGTGGTCAGCGATGACCATGACCGCTTCCGGGGAGGCAATCTCGATCAACTTGCGGGCATAGCCCTTAGCGCGTTCGTCAATCCCACTCAGCATTTGTTGATAACGGTACACATTCATGGTTAAATCTCCTTGTGGCTAGTGCGGGCCTCGGTAAAGGGTGGCTCCGCATGGGTTCACAGACAGGGGCGCACGGGCTGTTTGGGCAACCTGTGCGCTTCTCGTTAGACCGCTTCTCTGGCGGCCTCTTCCAGCAAGATCTTCTTGTACACCGTCAAGACCTTAATCATGGCGTCAATCTGGCTCAAGCTCATGTCATCCAGTACCTTCGTGAGGCGCTCGACCTGCGGCGGCAGCTTCGGTTCCGGCGCAGGCGCTTCTTCCAGCATGACCATTAAGTCCATGTCCTTGAGGGCGTCCAGCGCGGCGCGTCCACCGTCGGCATATTCAACCGTGGGCGAAACTTCCGACTCCGCAGGACGTACCACGCTCAGGTCAAAGCTGTCCGAGTCCGCGCCAGCGAAGCTGTAGATCGCCTGGTTTTTGTCGCCTACGACGAAGATCCGCCCGTTGGGTGCAAGGCACTTCTCAACCAACCGCCGCTGCATGGGGGAGAGGTCTTGCGCTTCGTCGGTGAAGACGTACTGGTACTGATCGACCGGCAGGTTCCACTTGACCGCCCAGTACACCATGTCCGTGAAGTCGATATGCTTCTGGCGGGTTTCCGCTTCGGCCTTCTCCATGAGCGCCGGGACTGCCGACACGATGACGCCGGTAATTCCCTGATCGTTCATGACATCTTCGTCTAGCCGGTACTGGCTAATCATCTCGATCAAACCTGCTTCGTCTTTCCAGTCCACCAGCTTGTAACGCAACCAGTCCAGGACATCGACCGTCATCTTCTTGCTTTCGCGGCGCAGGTCTTTGGCGAAGGCTTCCGCTTCCTCAGATGGCGCGTTCAGGATGGCCGTTTCCACCGCGTCGGCCAGTTCAGCCGAGTTATCCGCCCAGTCAGTGACCAGAGCGCGGTACTTGTTGCTGTCGGGCTGGATTGACGCCGCGGCTAAGTGCTTCCGCAGACCGGCAAAGCCAATCCCGTGGAAGGTCTTGGTGAGGACGCCGGTTCCCTGTAAGCGCCGTTCCAACTCGGACACGATGTCCCGGTTGAAGGCGCAGAACAAGCGACGACCACCCGGCGGCAAGCGGCGGGCAATCTCCAGTAGCATGGTGGTCTTGCCCGTACCCGCCAGCGCCTCAATCGCAAGGTTCTGCCGGGACTGCTGGACAAAATCGAGAATAGCCTGCTGCTCAGGCGACGGCTGGAAGTTGGACATCGAACACCCCTTCGACAAAGGAACGGACAACCCGTCCCTTAATTATACAATATACTATCACTTTTCTACGACCAGTTTTTAGAACGCCTGTGCGAAATCTGACTTAATTCCGAGTCAATCAGGCGTTCTAGCGGGCTATTCGGCTTCGTTCAGTACCCAGTTGGGGTTGCCAGCGGGCTTGCGGGCTTCGTTCCACTCATCCAGGGAAGCCTTAGTGAAAATGAGATCGCGGCTTCGGCTCCGCTGGAAGTCGGGCTTGCCGGTGCGCTCAATGGATTTCTTGAGCGAGATACGGGCAACATGCAGGTAGGCTGCTGCCTGATAGATGGTGTAGTAGTCCTGCGACAACGGCGGGTCTACCAAGAGGTAGTAGGCATCTAGCGCGGTGATGACCCCATTGATGAACTCCATGTCATCAACACCCGACTTGCGGCTCACGGTGCCATCATCGGCTACGGTGAACGGCGCGGCGGGGAGTACCTGGTTCATACGCTCCATGTCCAGATAGGGCAGGTGCTCGAAGGTGGTAATCGCTCGCAGTCCAGCGCGGCGGGCGTACTTGGACACGTCGCAAGCGTCTACCAGCGACTTGATCTGATCCGCTAACAGTTGAGTGTTCATTGAACCTCGCTTTCGTGTGTATCAACGCTTGTATACAGACTAGCATACTATTGTATCCACTGTCAACTACAAAATAATTGAGGCGGGTTTATACCCCCAATTTCTAGGGGGATAAGGTTTAATGCTTGACAAGATAGTTAACTTGAATTATAGTAAGTGTATGGTCAAGTAAGCAAGCAAACAGGAGTACATTATGAACATCAACAGCAAAACCACCCTCAAGAGCATTATCAGCGAATTCGATACCCGTTTCGGTCTGGTCATCACCCAAAAACAAGCCCGCGAAATCAAGGACACCCGCAAGAGCTGCTATTTTATGGGCAGCAAGTTCGTCAACACGACACTAGGCTTTAGCGTGGACATAGCAGAAGCCAGCGAGCGCGGCGTGAAATACAGCACCTATGGCACTTGGTATCCTCGCAACGAATGGAACAAGGCCGTCCGCGCAGGCGAGTTCAACTAATGGAATTAATTCTCAAGAACCTGCGTTACCAGCTTTGGTACGCAGGTTCAGAAACCAACGAAGGACGCACACTGGCCTGGTTAACCAGGGAAGCAGCGGTTAAAAGAGGCGTGGCTCATCAATGGGCGACTGCCTATATCGAAGCGGGCGAGATTGATTTCGATATTTCATTCGCAGTCAGTCCAGCCTTGAACGACGATGAAGTGAGGCAGCGTATTAAATCAAGCGCACGACAACTTGCGTTTGAATACGCATCGGCGACCGGGCGCTTCATTAAAGGATTAAGCAAATGAGCAAACATCTTCGCGTACCCATTAACACTGAGGGGGTTATCCCCCTCTTGCTCCAGGATTACATGGAGCGTCACGGCTTCAAGTCGCAGGCCGAGGCTATCCGATACCTGATAATTGAAGGCACCTGTGCAGATCGACATCGGTCAAACCTCGATCAACTGCCCGTACTGAATGACCATTACGCAGAGTATCAGGCAGCGCGGGCGGGCGCGGATCTGTCAGAGATTGGCCCACGTGAGGGACTGAATCGGTTCTCGCTCTTTATCGAAGAGCGAGAGATGGGCAAATGGGGCGGTAATCGTCGCTCCCTGACTGACGAGTAAGCCAAATCAATCAATAGCCGTAAACGCAAAAAAAGGGAGGTTTGTCATGATTAACATCAGCTTCGATCAGATGGTTGTAAATCCTGAAAATGTGCTTACTTTGGCACGAATCACTACTATCAAGGCATTGACCAAAGCAGGTCAGGACTGGCGTATAACGCCGGAGTTTGATGATATGCAAGCTCAGGCAGCATGGAAAATTTATAACGCCATGCAAGTCTATCCTGGCAAACACATCCTTTATTACTACGCCGTCGGCTCAAATGCCGCCATGTCTTGGCGGCAGACGTGGCGGCTGGGGGTGAAGGGTGTGCGCGATCCGCAAAAATCATCGGTGGATTTTGCGGACGTTTTTCACAAGGGAAGCGATTTTGAAGAGATGGACGAAGATCGCTTTTCGGAGTTGGCGTATGTTCAACACTACTTTGACACTGACACGCTATACGACACTTTGGTGTCGTGGTTTCTGCAAGATCGGGACAAAAAAGGCGAGCGCGGTCTAACCGCAGCCCGCCGCGATGCCGACATCTGCCTGTGGGCCGCGCAGGGCCTCACAAATTTGGAGATCAGCGAGGTTACGGGGATTAAGGTCAGCACAGTCAAGGAATACCGAAAAAGAATTCGGGCATTGCTCCAAATGCGTCTTGAAGGGGAACCCAAGCAGCCAGTAGCAGCACCCGTGACTATTTTGCCTCAGGAAGAGCCTGCCGAAGAAAATCAGATGGAGTTGTTCTTTGGAGCAGCTTTACAAAGACTTCGCGACGCTAATCTATTCGCCGACGATGAGGAGGATGATTAACAGACACTTTTCAATTTGACCCCTTTACAAGTGATACAGTATGGTATAATCACTTTTGTACGGCGCGATAGCACACAAGGCTACTGATAGAATGAAGCGGTATCAGGTGCGGGCGGTTCGCACTCGCGTCACTAGCAGGGTCAAGGGTATAACGCACAACTTGACCCTGTGAACGTCAGAATAGGAGTAGCAGATGTCATGGGCTGCTGCTTCTGGCTCTCTAGAATCCCGTTTCGACATCCGCGTTACCCCTTCGTGGATGAGCGATAAGCCGGGGCAGGGCTGGCAAACGGGAGTAGGGCGTGCAGGGAAGTCTCGGAGACTTCGCACTGGCAAAGCTGGTGAGACGGGAGGTTCGATCCCTCCGGCACGCACTGCCCTTAGGGGTGCGCGGCGGCACACGGTGGTAGTAGGGATGCCAAGAAACGCGGGGTGAACCTGTGCCGGGGTTTACTCCACATTAAAAGGATGTGCAGACCTTGCGGGTAATTCCGCGTAGCGTGAAAACGCACTGCAACGGACGCAACCGCGTAGATACCTCGAAGGACATCCTCAATCATCCCCCTACCAGGGAGCCGCCAGAATTCCCACCGCTGGCTAACCCCAATGAGAACGCCCCTTTGACGGGGCGTTTTGATTTTATGCGTCTTGCTGGAATGGCTTTTCCTCTGGACAGAATACCTCTGCGATCACGGACAGTTCGGCCCCGGTTTCCGTGCGGTAGCGGCGGCCTGTCTCGCCACTGATTGTCTTCACGGTTTCATAGGCGAATACGGTTTCACGGGGATCGTCTACGCAGATAATGAAGCGGACAGCCGCCATCTCATCATCCCAAAATTCGACGACCGGCCATTGCCCTAGATGCTCCGTGATGGCGTAGTAGTGCGGGTTGGAGCGAAGCCACTTGAGACAGGCGGCAAATGCGGGGGAGGTCACTTAGGCGGTTCCTTCTCAATCAATACGCTGTCGGGATCGAAGTTCTCAACCCAACCATCCAGCGCCGTGTGATAGGTCAGGGTGATCGTTTCGCCGTTCTCAATCCGACCTAGCATTTCATCAGGGATAGGAATGCTGATCCCTTTCGCGGGTACCTGGTCGATTTCATGCCTCAGCATGGCGTACAGCAAGCCCGTTGAACTGCCGCGTTGAATATACTCCGCCCGTTCGCAGGAAGGGCAAAGGCTAATCATGTCGGCTACCAGTTCATCCGGGATAGGGTACTCGGACTCGTAGGGCTGTTTACAAAATGAGCAATGCAGGGTGGTCATACTCACTCCTTCCATACCAGCTGCATCAAATGGCTAACGCTGCGACTGTGCGGTTTCCCGTCCTTGCACCTGAGGATCACATGCCCTTTGCGACTGACCGGATGAGACTTGACGATGACCCCGCGCTGCTCATCCTTGACACGCCCATACTGGCTGATGACGTAGCGCGGGAAGTCTGGCACCGGCTTCCACTGCTCTTTTTGAGACAGCGGAGCCGGGTCAAGGAAGCGGCGTTGGAGGTCTTTCGATGTAGACAATTATACTCTCAATACCAGCGGGCTTAGAGTTGCCCGCCTCTCTCTGCCTCGAAGATCTGAGCGCCGATCAACTCCAGGTCGAGCGGATCACCGTTGTACCACCACGCAGTACGGGGTAGCTCTCGCGTGACATCTACGATGGTCTGATAGTGCGTCTTGTAGCGGTAGTAGCGCCGCGCTGCACCTGCCGGGTCTACTTTCGCCAGTCGGGGCAGGTTGGAAAGGTTGTCCTCCATGTCGGCACGTTTGACCAATGCGGCGATAGGGTAGTCCACTAGCAGGGCGATGTAATCCGCGTAGGTAGACCCTGCTCGATTGAGAGCTTCCAGCGCGTCCAGTTGGTCATGGTTCAAGCCCAGCGTCGGCAGTAGCTGGTCAGCCAGTTCCGGCGCGTCTTCGAGGACATCATGGAGCAACGCCACTTCCTGCAATAACAAGGTGTCCAGCCGATGCGCGACTCTGACCGGGTGGCAGATGTAGGGTTCATCCGGCGCGTAGATCTGACCTTGATGGCACCGGGCAGCGACCTCGAAAGCGCGGATGTAGCGACCGTTGATCGGGGTAATGGGCATAGGTAAACCTCTTACAGCAAGCTCAGTTGAGCAGGTTCGGGTAACGGCGCGGGTTCTGGCTCAGGCGTAGCGACAACCGGAAACTCTTCCCGCCAGTTCTGAGCCGCCCATTCCAGCGATTTGAGGTTGCCCTTGAAGAACACCTTTACGCCCTGAGCGTCCAGTTCTTCGACCAGATTGCGGACATGCTTCTCATCTGGCGGATAGAGCGTCTTACCATTCGAGGCCGCGCCGATGACGGCCCATTGCAGCACACCGGCATAGCGACGAATGAGCCACGCATAGTCATTTGACAGCGGTTCAAAGGACATCCACCGAACAGGCGTCTTGACCTCAGCCAGAGTCTTGAGGCTACGATCTAGCAGGCTAATCTTCTGATTGCTGTTAAGCGCCTTATTCCACATGAAGTCCGGCGGGGAACTGGCACCAATCCAGGCATTCGGCGGCAGGTCGAATTGCAGCGTCCGCAGTGGGTTCTTGGTAAGAAACTGAAAGCTGTGCTGCGGGCAATCCCGTGCAACCTGAATGACTTGCTCAATCTGATCGGCTGGCACCCAGTGACCGAACACATCCGCCATGCTGCCGACAAAGATGCGTGATGGCTGATGCACACGACCCGGCTTAACCAATAGCTCAGGCTTCCAGTAGTGATGCTCGAAGCCATGCGGGTAAGCGACCTGCGCTAGATTGTGAGCCACATCTTCGGCGTAGCAGTTGGCAATGGCACCGTCGGGCATCTGCCACTGACAGGCGTGCATGCACCCGCTGATAGGGTTCCAGGTATAGCCGCGCCGCTCTGTCCCATCGGGATCTACAAATTTCGTCCATTCGATCCCACCAACAACCTTGCCATTGATGATTTTGCCTTGAACGTTCACCCCTTCACCTCCAGAATCTCATAACCCTGCTTTTCCCACAGGCGCATGAACCGCGCCCGCTTCTGAGCCGTCTTAAATTGGCTCAACTTGTCAATCTCGATGACCTGCTGAATCGTGACTAGCCCGGTCTTGTGGTCGATGGTGAAGGTCTTGCGCGTTTCGTAGGGTGAAGCACCCGGTAGCGGCTTGCCTTCTTTCCGCGCTTTCGCCCGCGCATTCTTGTTGCGAGAGTGACACTTGATGCACTCAGACCGCAGGTAGTCGTACTTGCCCGCCACTTTTGGGAAATACTCAACCGTGTTGGGCATTTCCTTTCCACAGCACTTGCAGATCTTAAGTTCAACTTTTGCCATAAAACCCCCTTTGGTTAAAACAGGCTCAACTGTTCGGCAACGGGTACCGGCTTCAGAATGGCCTCAATCGAAGCACGATCAAGATGGATAGCCTCAATGCCGTACCGCGCTTTCATCTCCCGTGCGACGACGGCGCGATGGCAGGTCGTCACATCCAGACAGGCGCACATCAGGATCACAGGCCGCCGTTCCAGCGCTCCCTTGACCACATACGTGCCGGAAATCACATCCAGAAGGTGAATACCCCGGTCAGGCCATGCGTAGTTGACGTTGCCTAGCCACTGGACATGTTCGTAGTACCGAACACCCCACGCCTTTTTCAGGTTGTCGAAGTTCCAGAGTTCGTTTTTCGACCAGGGCGAATACCTGATGTCCATGACACGAGCATCCAGCTTGACAGCCAATTCGAGGATGAGCGACGGCGTTAGTCCGGTATAGCCAGCGGTGTACAACTGCTCCATCAATGGCACCTCCTGTCTCTTGGATGCTTCATTATACCATACACTATAACTTTTAAGTCTACCCAACTTTATATAAACTTCGCTCAATGCGTTGTACTAGAACAAGTTTTCGACTATGCTATCTCAATACTTGAGGTGAAAAGACGATGGCAGCACCGAAACAGAAGCGAACACGATGGTCAAAAGCAGGGAAGTCTACGATCCCGTGGCCTAAAGACCCGAATATCATGGCGAGGATCGAGGCGGTCAACCGAATGCGGCTGGAAGGCATTTGGATTAGTGACATCGCCCAGCGCCTGGAATGCTCCGAGCAGACCGTTCGACGGGACATCCGGCGTATGCAGGACATCCTCATTGAAGAGCGTAAGGGCGATATGCGCCTCATCCAGGACGAAGCCATTGACCGCTACCGGGAAGTGCAACGGCGGGCGATGGAACTCTACAACCAACACAGCGATAGCCGCACAAAGCTGGGGGCGCTCAAGGAGTACCGGGAAGCGCAGGCCCGCATTGACCAACTGACAGGAGCCGCAGCGCCGATCAAGGTGGATCACACGACGGGCGGTAAAGCGCTGGACATGAAGATGATGACTGAAAGTCAACTGGAAGCCATCGCCGCTGGCAGGTTGCCCGATGACTCTAGCGACTAGGGGAAAGGTCACTGCTGAACAGCAGGCAGCAGCCGCCGAACTGCTGAAGCGACGGCGGGCACGTTCCCGGTTCCTTGACTTTTGCTACTACGTCCGCAGTGACTTCGTGGCTGATCCCTTTCACGTCAAAATGGCGGATACGCTTGACCGGGTACTGGAAGGGGAGATTAAAAAGCTCATCATCCTGGCACCGCCTCAGCATGGCAAGTCCTCAATGGTGTCCGAGTTGTTCCCGGCTTACTGGTTAGGCCGTCGCCCCAATGACCCGGTCATTGAAACCAGCTACACCATCTCCATTGCGCGGCGCAACTCGTTTGCATCCCGCGATTACGTCAAGAGCAATGAGTTTCGCGCTGTCTTTGGCGACCTGGGCATTCAGGACGTAGACCCGGTTGGCATTCGAGAGGATAAGCAGGAAGTCACGGAATGGACGCTGCGTAAGCCTTATCGCGGTGGCTTGCGGGCAGCAGGTATCGGCGGCTCTCTCACGGGTTATCCGGGCAAGCTGGGCATTATTGATGACCCGTTCAAGGACGACAAAGAAGCCTCTTCGTTTCTGAAGCGGGAAACGGCGTGGTCATGGTTCCTGAACGTCTTTCGTACCCGTATTGCGGAAGACGGCGCGATGGTGGTGGTCATGACCCGCTGGCATGAGGATGATCTGGTAGGGCGCATTCTGACCTTAGATGAAGACTGGACACTCATGCGCTTCCCGGCGCTGTCTGAAACCCAAAGCGACCGCGATTACAACAATCGCAAGTTGGGTTTGCCCGATGGTCTGCCGGACATCCTCGGCAGGGAGCCGGAGGAACCGCTGGCCGTCAGCCGCCGCTCTAAAACCTTCCTACTCAATGAACGCAGCGTCAACCCGGCGGGCTGGCCTGCACTGTTTCAAGGCGTCCCGCGTCCGGCAGATGGTACACGCTTCAAGCGGGCATGGCTTCGAGGGGAAGAGGGGGAGTACATCGTGGATGTAACGCCTCAGTTTGCGGATCGTGTGCGCTATTGGGACAAGGCGGGTACGGAAGGCGACGGCGCGTATACCGCTGGCGTGCTGATCGCTGTCAAGGATGGCATCTACTACGTCGAAGATGTGGTGAGAGGTCAATGGTCAGCCTACAACCGGGAACAGATGATTAAAGAGACTGCCGAGAGGGATGAACGGCGGCATGGCGGGGTAGCCATCTGGATTGAGCAAGAGCCGGGTAGCGGTGGCAAGGAAAGCGCCGAGTCCACTATTCGCAATCTGGCTGGTTTTGACATCCGGGCCGAGTCGCCAGTCGGCAATAAGGATGCACGTATCAACCCCTTTGCATCGCAAGCCGAAGCGGGCAACGTGCGCTTACTGCGAGGCGACTGGAACGATGAATACATTGAGGAATTGATCGCTATTTCCAAAGGCAAATATCGTGACCAAGCCGACGCCACAGCGGGGGCATTCAACAAATTGACCAAGCCGGAAGGCACCGTGAGAAGAACAAAAGTTCGTCGCTCCAACTGGTGATAGTTGTGGTACAGTAGAACAAGTGTTCAGAGAGGATTGTGATGAGTGACCGTCTTAACTTTCATGAATACATGCTGGCGATTGCGGATGAGTTCAAGTTATCTCACGCGCAAATGATCGTCATTCGTCGCAAACTCACCGCTACTTATCACGGGCAATCTACAGTGTCCCTCGAAGCGCTGGCGCAGGTTATCTGGAACGGCCTGAGCGACGGTCAGGAAGTGGTACCGCTGCTTAATGCCGATCTGATCGGTTTAGCGCAGCAAGTCGAACAGCAGTGGTCACAGGAGCAAGCGCAATGAAGCCGGTCATGGTCTGGAATCAGGATTTGTATAGCGGCCCGCTATATTACGGCGCTCACATCGGCACGGCCTGCATTCACAACCTGCCGGGTGTCGAACTGGACATGATCTACTGGGCGGAGGACAGCGAACCCACTACCTCCATGCTGGCACCCTATGACACGTTCTTTGTGAACGTCTTCATCGGTTCCCGACAGGTCGAACAAATTCGCGCCTTGCGACCCGACGCGGTTATTGTGGCAATTGCTGAGGCGGCGATGGATGAGGTCTTCCTCAATCGCAACCGGGGGCAGGAACTGCGCTACCTCGATCAGTTGGCAGCCGCCGACTTCATTGGCGTGGTGTCCAAGTCCAATCGGGAGTTTTACAGCGCCTTTGGCAAGCCGATTGTGAGCATTCCGGTTCCGGTTGGCACGGAGGACTTTTTCGCCCATGTGCGAAACCAGGAGAAGCAAGACTTCATTCTGGTAGCCGATCACGGCCCGCGCAACGTTGACTCGACTATCCCCAACATGGCGGCCTTGCGGCTAATCCTGAACCGACACCCTGAACTCAAGATTGTCTACTTCAACCCATCGCCTTTTGCAGCCGATTACGCCCGCGCTTTTGGGTTGGATGTCGTGTTCCTGACCAAGATGTCGCCTCAGGTTCTAGCACAGGCGGCAGGGAAAGCCCGCATAGGTGTTGACCTGTACACGCGGCATGGGGCAGGGCGGCACGGGATGCTCATGGCTTACGCGGGAACGCCAGTCGTCGGGAGTAGCTGGACGGGCGGAGTTCCTTTCGTCAAGGAAGATCCCTGGCACGTCAACCGCGTGGCTCAAGAGGCTCATTCGCTGCTGACTGACACGGCACTGTACGCGAGCATCCAGCGCCAGCAACTGGAATGGGTGCAAACACACAACAGCTTTGCAGCGTGTGCCGAACAGTGGCAGGACACGCTTTTTGAAGTGGAACGGTATTCCGCTGGCAAAGTGCCAGCTTAGGAGCGCAACTATGTCACGACCAGCGAATAACTCAGACGCGGTAATGCGTCAACCCTGCACGATTGCCAACGGTGCATCCAAGAGTAGCAAGATCAACCTGACTGGCATTGGCCCGCGTGGGTTGGCTGTCCTGCTCCCCTGCACGTCTAGTTCATGGACATCGGCAGACCTCACGTTCGAGGTGAGTGCCACCGGTAGCGACCTGGATGGCGATTGGTTCCCGGTGGAAGACGCGACGGGCAATCCTGTTCGTATCACGGGCATTGTGACCACGCCGCCGCGTACGGGTGTCACGAACCTGCTGTATGTGGCACCGGCGGGAGCATGGGCTATCGGCGCATATCCCTGGTTGCGGCTGGTGTCCATTGGTACCGGCACATCACAGGCAGCAGTCAACCAGGGCGGTGATCGCACGTTGCAAGTGGTGATGTTGGGATAACCGCATGTCTCTAGCGCTGCAACTACTTATCCCCAACTACCCCGACAACCGCTTCATTCAGGCGCTTGGTTCGGAGTTATTGCTTAATCCCGACATGAACTGGGCGGCTAGTGCGCTCACGTCCTGGACGGTGCAAAACAATGGGTCTAGCTCAGTTACGGAAGTGGCACCAGACGGCGGGGCAGGGACAGGTGCAGCGCGGCTACTGCTGACCTCTGGCGGTGGGGTTTACCCGCGTATCAGCCAAATCCTTGCCAGCCTGAGCGCCGGGGACTGGGTGGAAGTGGAAGCGGTTTGCAGCGCCTTTACCAGCGGACAGGTGGACTGGTATTCGACGGTCAGCAATTGGGGCTGGCAAATCTCAGTCACGGCGGCAGGAACCTATCGCTCAGTCGGCCCCGTTTCGCAGACGCCTGCGTATCTCTATGGCATCAGCGCGGCGCTGGATATGGTGTTTGATCGCCTGTCGGTCAAGAAGTTGGCCTTGAATGACGTGACGACGGTCACAGCCAACAGTGACAACCGCTTCTATTTCAGCTTGCCGACTTCCCCGGTGCGTGCCGAGTCGATCAGCCTGCTCAGTCGTCGCATTGACGCTTCCAACTATCTGGAGCTACGCCTGATCCGCAATGCCGCGAATACCAACTGGGACTTGCGGGCGCATCGCGTAGTGGCTGGCGTTCAAACCAGCAACTTTATCACGGCGGTGACTTCGGTGGGGGATGTGAATGGTCTGCGAATGGAATGCAATGGCAACGCAGTGACCATCTACACCACAGCCGACGGTGGGCAAAACTGGACATCCAGAGGCACCAACACCAACGCGGCTAACCATCCAACCGGGACGGGTTTGCTACCGGTCTATGTCAGCACGGCAACGCCGCAACGCCTGGAGGTTATCCCGCTGTGATGCTGGTACTTGCTTCCGTCTTGCTGGCTTCGACCTGCACCCTCAATGCCGATGGCATTCCGGTATGCAGGCGAGAGCGTCCGGTGGTCGAAACGGTGACCGTCCCTGAATGGATTACCGACGCCATGCACGCGGGGACGGCTTGCAGCCTCGGAGTAGACATTTACTCAACCGCGACAGGGGAAGCCTGGTACCAGTGGCGTGAGAACAACCCGGATGCTCAGATGGTCGAACGGGTGCAAGTTGCAGACAGCACCATTCCCGACGCATGGCTATTCCATGCCGATGGCGAGTACGTGGTGTTCGTGTTCAATCAGAAACTAGCTGAGGTAGACGCGGGTGGGGTGGTCGAAGTGCATGGTGAGTGTATCAGGCTCATTCATGGATAGCGGCCTGATCTGTGTAGGCGTACTGGCTTTATTCGCGCTGATGGCTCTCATCATGGTCATCCGCGTTATCACAACCGATGAAATCACACGAAAGCGAGAGTTGGGAAAATGGGCAAAGCGTATGAAGAAATGACTCTTGAAGAGTTGGTAGCGGAGCAGTCCCGACTGGATGAGGCCATTGGTGTCCTCAAGGAACAGCGCCGGGGACTAATCCCCTTTTTGGACGCGGCGTGGGAAGCGAAGACGGCTGAAGAGGCTGCTAAGGCTGATCCGCGCCTCACACAGGGTATTCGCAGCTAATCGAACGATCTGAGGAGAGAGCAACATGCCTAACGGACTCTACGCGGCAGGACGCCAGCGTTTTCTAAGCGCAGACCTGGACTGGGATGGTCAGGACGTGCGCGTCATCTTGGTAGACAGCGCGGACTACACGCAAAACCTGTCTACCCACGACTTCCTTGACGATGTGGCCGCCGGTGGTCGAGTGGCCGTGTCTGGCGCTTTGACCTCCAAGACGGTCACGGGCGGGACGGCGGACGCGGCGGATGTCACTTGGACATCGGTCACAGGCGATCAGTCGGAGCAGGTGGTTTGCTACCAGCATACCGGCACGGACAGCACATCGGCGCTGGTGTTCGGTATGGACACCTTCGCATCGGGTATGCCGGTGACACCGAACGGCGGCAATATCAACCTGACCTGGAATGCCAGTGGGATCTTCGTGCTGTGACACCCACTATTCTGGTACCGAAGACTCAGCACGCATCTGTCCAGCAGGACGGGGAGCGCGTCAAGCTCATCATTGATGGCAAGCTGGTGGCTGACCTGCCACCAGAAGCCGCGATTGCGTTGGGCCGTGCGCTCATCACCAAGGGGCGGCTGGCTGAGGAAATCGTCTACCGTGAGCGCGTAGTAGCCGATCAGGCGTTGCTGTTTCGCTCAGGGGTTGGTATCCCGCTGGCGGTGAACCCGGCTTTACGCGCTGAAGCGGCTAAGGAAGCGACGTGGAACAGTGAACTTCGCCGCGCCTTGCCGAACAAAACCGACGCGGTGAACAAGGTAGCGGGGCAGGTGTACATGCCAGCGGTCTGGCAGGAACCACCTCAAAAGGATGAAGGCGAAAGCTCATGATCCGGTATTACCTCGTCAATGTGGTGCCAGTTGTACGCGGCGGTGTGGAAGTGCCGAACTCCCAAACTGCCGAGTATTTTGGTGTACCACAAGCCGGGGTTGAAGCCGCCTACATGAGCTTTGGCAATGAAGGCACGATGCTGGTTTGTGCGGATACCGACGCGGCTACTCATGCCATCTTTGCAGCATTGCCCCGCGTGATCCAGTTGCCTGCTGACTTGGATCAGAACTTGAGCGCCGGGGCTGTCAACACCGTCGAAGCGGCACTGGAAGCCCGGAACATCCCGGCGCACTGGGTATCCACCAGCCTGACCTATCGGCAGGTGCTGCGGGTGGTAGCAGGCATGTTCCAGTTTGCTCAGGTCTACCACGCACAGCACACACTCAACCTGTTTCGGGGTGGGGTGAACCTCAATACGCGGGTGAACCAAATCCCACAGGCAGAACGAAATCGCCTGAGCAGCGCCGCGCAAACCGCTGGGCTGGATACCAGTGGCATCACGGGGACGACTACCGTCCGTCAAATCCTGCGTTCACTGGGTGAACAGTGGCTAGAGCGTCCGGTGTACCTCGGAAGCGGGGTTATCTGACATGACGCTGCGTGATAACTTCAACCGTGCGGATGGTGCGTTGGGGTCTAATTGGACGATCTTAGTTGGCACCAACCCCTATAGCATCATCTCCAACGTCGCAGCAACCAATGGCGCGTCGGCTGAAAACTGCACGATCTACAACGCCTTTACACCAGCCGATAACCAGTGGGCGGAAGTGACCATCACACAGACAGGCGCAGATGCCTACGTGGGGCCTGCTGTGCGGGGGAGTGGCACCAGCTGGTACGTCTTTTATGGTGACACGGGCAACCGGGCGCTGTACCGCATTGTCAGTGGCACACCGACGAGTCTTGCCAGTTCTGCGACGGGCTTTGCGGTCAATGATGTCATTCGCCTGGAAGTGGAAGGCACCACGCTTAGAGCCTACGTGAATGGCGTGTTGTGGACTTCCGTCACGGATAGCTCACTCGCCAGTGGCAACACCGGCATGGCAACGTGGTCTACCAGTACATCCGGTCGGGTGGACAACTTCACAGCGGACAATGTAGCGGCTGACCAGTCCGTAACGGCCAACCTCATCGCCAGTGGGGAAACCTTCTACAGCGCAGCGGTCTACCTGCTGACCGACGCTCGACCGCTCAGCACCGTGAGCGCAGGGGCATGGACAGATCAGGCGAGTGGTACGACCGACATGCACTCGCCCTTAGCGGATGAAACCAACGCCACCTACATCCAGAGTGAACTGGATCCCAGTTCCAGCGTGTGTGAGGTGTTGCTCGAAACTCTGAGCGATCCGGGGACAAACGCGGCGCATCAAGTGATTTACCGCTATGCCAAAGATGGCACGCCGCAGATCAACCTGACGGTGCAGCTGAGGCAAGGTGCATCCACCGTCATCGCTGCACAAACCATTACCAACGTGTCCAGCTCTATCACCGATGGAACGCTGGCACTTTCCGAAGCTGAGGCGGGCAATATCACCGATTACAGCGACCTGCGCCTTCGCTTCATAGCCACACAGGTGTAACACCATGACGGTCAGACACGCCTTTTCCAATACGACCCCTGATTTCACGGGGACGATTACCGGGTTTAACTCACAGGGTAGCACGGTCACACTGGCTGCTAGCAATCTGGTGCGTCCAAGTGACTGGAACAGCGTTCACAACATCATCATGACCCTGACGGGTAATACCTCAGGCGATAGCACGGTGAGCGGTTCTAATATCATCCTGTCAGGCGGGGACAATGTGACCTTGCGCGGCAACGGTTCGGTCATTGAGATCATCGGCCCCGCTGAAATCACCCGCAATGGGTATGACCCGTTCGGCTACGGCGCGGAAAGCGTAGCAGGCGCTCAGGGGGCAGGGACGCTGTACATTGCCCCGATGACCAACACGCCGAACTTCGCTTTCGACCGCGTGATTATGCCGATTCAGCTTTCCAACGCGAGCAACAGCAGCTTTAGTGCCACCTTCAGCTTCAGCTTTGCCATCTTCACCCGGAACGAGAGCAACCTATCGCTTCTGACTTCGGTCAGCACCAGCCACAACTTCAGCGCGTCAGGTACGGTCGGGTCTTACAGCTTGTGGGGTGGTATCCGAAACCTGACCATCCCTTTGACGACCACGCTTACACGCGGCGATTACTGGGTAGGTATCTGGAGCCGAACCACCACGGGCGGCGGCGCGGGTATGACCATTAACCAGATGCTCGCTTCACAGCCGAACTCGTCTTACAGCGGCATTTACGGGCAAGCCAGCAACGCAACCGATCAGATCATTTTAGGGCAAGGGCGCTACAGTGTGAGCTTCAGTACCGCCATGCCCAACAGCGTGCCTTTCAGCCAGATTCAGGGCAATAGCTCTATCCTCTTACGTCCGCCTATGTTTAGCTTTGAGCAAGGAACGGTATGACGCAGATCGTTGGGTATGACTACGGCGCTCACAACGCGGCGCTGGAAACAGCGACCTCTCGCATCATTGAGGGCGCAACCTGGAAACAGCAGCGGGTGATCGTACTCCTGCCCGCTGGTGCCACCATTTCGACGCGAGTGGCGCTCTCGCACTGGAACCTGATCTTCCCGCCGAACCAAGCGGTCTATCGGCTGCTGTGTCAGGGCATGGAAGTGGGGGAGGCGTACAACCAGGGAATTGAGGCGGTACTCGCTCATCCTGAGTTGTCCAAGTGGGAATACCTGCTGACCATTGAGCATGACAACGTGCCACCGCCGGACGGGGTGCTCAAGCTCATCCGGGCAATGGATGAACACCCGGAATATAGCTGTATTGGCGGTCTGTATTGGACGAAGGGTGAGGGCGGTGTACCTCAAATCTGGGGGGACATCAAAGACCCGGTGGTGAACTTCCGTCCACAACCGCCGCGTGCCGGGGAAGTGGTCGAGTGCTACGGGACGGGCATGGGATTCAACCTGTGGAGACTGTCCATGTTTAAGGATGAGAAAATCGAAAAGCCGTGGTTCAAAACCTTGAACGGGCTGGATGGGCAAGGACTAGGCACGCAGGATCTTGCGTTCTGGTCGAAAGCACGCAAGTACGGTTATCGCTGTGCGGTGGATTGCCGCATTCCAGTTGGACATTTTGACGTATCTACAGGAATGACTTGGTGAACACAAGTAAACGACTTTATTGGGCGTATCGCAAAGCACCAGCCAATCAGGACGGTGGGGATTATGCCTTACTGCCGGATGATTTTCGGTGGCTCTACGAATGGCATGACGACGGTTCTGTGTGGCGAGCATTGCAAGCGCAGTACGTATCCGAAGGTACGTTCTTAGCACCTGAGCCGCTTGAGTGGAACGATGTGGAATTTGAAGAAAGGGTTTACCCAACAATATGAAACTGGACATCGGTTGCGGCACTCGCAAACAGGACGGCTTTACCGGGGTAGACAGCATCGCTTTTCCCGGTGTGGACGTGGTAGCTGATCTCAAGGAACGCTGGCCGTTTGAAGATGGCAGTGTGGATGAGGTCTACGCTTCGCACATCCTCGAACATTTCACGGGCAAAGAGCGCGTGCATATCGTCAATGAGTTGTACCGCGTGATGAAACCGGGGGCGAAAGCCACCCTGATTATCCCGCACTGGTCATCGTGCCGCGCTTATGGCGATCCGACGCACTGCTGGCCGCCTGTCTCGGAGTTCTGGTTTTACTACTTGTCGAAGGAATGGCGGGCAACTCAGGCCCCGCATACCGACGCGGCAAACTGGACTGAAGGGTTTGCCTGTGACTTTGAAGCGACGTGGGGCTATGGCACTCACCCGGAAGTGGCCTTGCGCTCACAAGAGTTCCAGTCGTTTGCCGTGCAGTTCTACAAGGAAGCGGTGCAAGACCTGCACGCGACTCTGACCAAACGGTAAAGGTCAATCATGTTTCAGAGCGATGGATTTCAGCATAATGCAGTTCAGATAGGCGGCGAGAGCGCGGTTGTCGATGCTCGCGTCCGGATCTATCGTGCTGAATTCCTCGCTCCGGCTTCAGCGTCAGGCCCGCAAACGGTTACAGCCAACCTCATTCCGAGTGGTGAAACCTTCTATCAAGCGACGGTGACACCCGGTGCGGTGTCGGTTGCGGCCAACCTGATTGCATCGGCGGAAACGGTCTACAGTGCCAGCGTAACCCCCGGCGCGGTGACAGTTTCAGCGAACCTCATCCCCTCTGCCGAGACGTTCTACAACGCCTCTGTGACCGTAGGCGATGTCACGGTTTCCGCGCAACTGATCGCCAGTGGGGAAGTGTTTTATCAGGCGACAGTCACTCCCGGCGCAGTAACGGTCACAGCGAATATTATCCCGTCGGGCGAAACATTCTATCAGGCATCGGTTGCCCCTGGTGCTGCGACAGTCAGTGCCAACCTGATTGCCAGCGCCGAACAGTTCTATCAAGCCTCAGTGACACCCGGCGCTGTGACCATCAGTGCCAACCTGATCGCATCGGCTGAAACCTTCTATCAGGCCAGCGTAGGCGCAGCTGCGACCACGATTACAGCCAACCTGATTGCATCTGGAGAGGTGTTCTACCAGGCCAGTGTGAGCGTTGGGGCAGTGACCGTCAGTGCGAACCTGATTGCCAGTGCGGAGACGTTCTATCAGGCAACCGTAACACCGGGTGCTGTGAGTATCGCGGCTCAGGTCATTGCGTCGGCTGAAACCTTCTACAACGCAAGTGTCAGCCCCGGCGCAGTTTCCATCGGCGCAAATCTCATCGCCAGTGCGGAGCAGATCTATCAGGCCAGTGTGACGACCGGACCGGTCACAATCGCAGCGCAGTTGATCGCCTCTGCCGAACAGTTCTACCAGGCGACTGTGACCACCGGCAATGCGCCGGTGGAAGCCCAACTCATCGCCAGCGCGGAAACCTTCTACCAGGCCACCGTGACACCGGGGCCGGTCACTGTCACGGCTAACTTGATCGCCTCCGCTGAAACGTTCTATCAGGCGACGGTGCAGGTCGGTGCTCTATCCATCGCGGCCAACCTGATCCCCTCCGCAGAACAGTTCTACAACGCAAGTGTGACGACTGGCGCGGTCACAGTCACGGCGAACCTGATCCCATCGGGTGAAAGCTTCTACCTTGCCAGCGTTTCAGCCGGTGCGCTTACGGTCACAGCCAACCTGATCGCCAGTGCCGAGAGCTTCTACCAGGCGTCGGTGAGTGTTGGCCCGGTCACAATTACTGCCAACCTTATTCCTTCCAGCGAAGTCTTTTACAACGCCAGCGTACAACTCATGCTGGCGATTATTCAAGCCAACCTTATCCCCACTGCCGAGGCGTTTTATCTGGCCTCGATTGGCTCACAGGCGTTCTCAGGACGCGGTTCGATCAGCATTCTCAGCAGCGGAAACAGTATCGAGGTCTTGCGCCAGAGCAACACATTGAGCATCCGGCAAGGCGCAGTCTCATTGGAGGTCTTGCCCACATGACAACCGCTTTCACGCAACGCTTCATTGGCGAAACAAGCACTCTGGAATTTAAGTTCGTGAATTCCAGCGGGGTAGCAGCCAACCCGTCCGGTATCACGCTCAAGATTGGCGTCTGGAATAAGGCGGCAGGGGTGGTCAATCAACTGACTGACCCGGCTGTGACCCAATCCGCCATGAGCAACCCGGCAACCGGCACATGGCGCTACGACTACACCTGGGAGCAAGCAGGACTGCATATCATCGAAGTAGAAACGACTGGCACACCGACGACCGTCATTCGCACTGAGGTCATTGTGGTTGCGCCGGACTTGACCTGGAGCACATCATGACCAAACCTTTAACCCCCGCCATGAAGCGGGCGATGGAAGCCTATCAGACGAACGGCGTAACGGCGCTTTCCGGCGTTGATCCCCGGACGCGGCGGGCGCTGGAAGCCCGTGCGCTCATTCCCCGCGAGTCGGTGGGGGAGATTGTCGGACGCCCGCGGACCAACCGCATGACGGTCAACTGGCGCGATGCAGGTTTCAGCATTACGCCTACCCGCGATCCGGGGCAGAGTGACTATCAGTTCTGGGACATGATGTGGCGCGGGCAAGCCAGAGGCTACGAGCTGGCGGGGCTGCTGCTGAAGCCGCTGGCCTCCAAGATCGCCGCCTGGACGATGGGAACGCCGCCGCGCTTTCGCTCCAAGAAGCCCCGTACCCAGTCGTTATTCAATGAATGGTGGGCTAAGAACCTGCCGAACATCATCCGGGGCGTAGAACACGCAGTCATCAAGGGCGATGCCTATCTGGTGGTCAATCCGCCCAACGCGAGAGGCGAACTGACCTTAACCCTACTCCCCCCGGAAGTCGTGACTGCCGTGGTGGATGAAAATGACTACAGCCGGCGCATCGGCTGGCGGATCGTCGAAGTGCATCCTCACCCGACGCGCATTGCCGATAGCATGACGGTGGAAGACATCTACACCACGACGGAACGCATTCGGCGCGTCTGGCGGAGTGGGATGCCCGTTAAAGAAGAACGCTTCCCCAACCTGACCGGACTGGTACCCGTCATCAAGATCAGCAATGATCGGGGTGCAGATGAAGAGTTCGGACGGTCGGGGGCTGAGGCGCTATTGACACTCTTCAAGATGTACCACGATGTGCTGAAGGCCGGTCTGGAAGGCAACCTGAAGCAGGGGAGGCCAACCCCGGTACTCGAAAAGATGGGTACTCAGAAACAGATTGACGACTGGTGGGAAGCCTTCGGTTCCAAGCAAACGCGGGAACTCGACGATGGCACGACGGAAACTTACTACGTGCTGGATCTATCCAGTGACGACGCCATAACCTTAGGCGGCGATGCCACCTTCCGTTACGCGCAACCCATGAGCTTTAGCGCCGATACAATGAACCTGCTGGGACTACTGTTCTACCTGTACATCCAGCATACAGAAATCCCTGAGTTCATCATGGGCAACGCTATTGCGTCCTCTAAGGCCAGCGCCGAAACGCAGATGCCCGCTTTTGCCAAGTTCATCGAAAAGAAACAGGGTGAATGTCTGCACTGGATGAACGATCTGGCACAGGTGGTCATCGCCTTTTTCAGCCTGTATGAACGCGGGGTGAATGCCAATGACGACCTGCAAACCACCTTCGTGCCGCTCACGTCACAGGACGGACGGTTGACACTGGACGCCATTAAGATGGGGCTGGACTTCGGTCTACTCGACGACGAAACCGCGCTCCAGTTCATGCCACTGGACATTGAGAACCCGGAACAGGTCATCCTCAAGGCGCGGCAGGAAGCGGAGGAAAAACGACTGGCGGCACGGCAAGCCCGGATGCAAGATGACATCGAAGTCTCGCCCGTTGTCGAACCGCGCAACCCCAATCCCGCCGAGTCTGCACCAGTCCAGCGGACGCTCTCAGAAGCCAAGCATACCGGCGCGATGTTGGCCTTTATGCTGGATGGCACAGCAGCCTCAGCACTCGCCAGCGCGGTTGAAATGGCGGGTATCCCGGCGGCTGATCGCCTCCCTACCGATGAGCTGCACCTGACGCTGGCCTACTTAGGCGATACGTCGGAGTTGGACTTTGAGGAAAGCGATGTCATGCAGGTGTTAGGGGACTTCGCTGGCACCGAGTTCAACGTGAGAGGCAAACTGAGTGGCATCGGACGCTTTACCAATGTGGAAGGGCCAGAGGCGACCGTGGTCTATGCGTCGGTCGATGCACCTGCCTTGCCCGCTTTCCGGCAAGCTCTGGTCGAAGCGCTAGGCGACAACGGCATTGACCATGCCCGTAACCACGGCTTTACCCCGCACATTTCGCTGATGTACCTGAAGCCGGATGTCCCCACGCCCAACATCGAACTGCCTGATCTGGAGATGGTCTTTGACCGTATCACATTGATGTGGGGAGATAATCGGACGGATTTCAACTTGAAAGGATCGCCACTGGAGATGATCCCGGCGTGATTACCTATACCCGCTTCTCCATTGAGGCGATTGAACGGGACTTTGCTGACGCTTTTGAGCCGGGGGTAGACCGGATTACGCGCCTCATCCAGCAACGCGCCAGCGCCGATGGTTCACTCAACCTGAGCGGGGGTGCAAAAGACCTATTCATCGATGCCATCGGCGATGAAGTCTCCGCACTCTTCACCCCACGCGGTAGCCGCAACGCATTCGGGCGCGATGGGGTGACGGCTCAAGCGCCGTTCCCGGTGACACTCAACCGCTGGTATGCCAACGCGGTTTATAGAGCGGTGAAACCTCATGCCGACTGGATGACCAAGCGCGTGCCACTGGACATTCAGCGGGCGCTCAAAAGCCGCGTGCAGGTGCGACGGGAGAGTTATTCACCCATAGGCGAAACGACCAACCCGATTAAGGGATTGTTCGTGCCAAACCCGCTGGCGCAGTATGACCCGATGCACACCTGGGTAGACCCCAATGGCTATGTCCTCTCCCAACGTATCTGGCGGGCAGGGGAGGCCACGCGCTCCAAGATTGACCGCTTGTTAGCGGACTTGATTGCGCGGGGTACAGGTTCTCTGGAGATGTCCCGTATCCTCGAACAGTTCCTGCTTCCCGGACGCGAGTTACTCCGTACTCGTAGACCCTACGGCACCGATGCCAGCTATGACGCCATGCGACTGGCACGGACGGAGATCGCCCATGCAGCGAACCAGGCAGCAGCCATCGCCGCCTACAGCAACCCTTATGTGGAAACCATTGACGTAGCGCGTTCCCGGTGGGGCGATCCCAATTGCAAGATTTGCCCGCAACATGCGACCATCGGCATTAACGGGGAACGTATCCGGCCAGCGTATCCAAAAGGCAGCTTTCGCATTCCACCTTTTCATCCACATTGTGTTACACCGGGTCAATTGGTGAACACTATGCGGGGCATAATCCCGATTGAAAATGTCGTGGAAGGTGATTACGTGCTTACGCACAAGGGGCGTTATCGGAAGGTGCTGGCAGCATGGAGCAAGCAGTATGACGGCTTAGTCCATGCTATCCAGACACCTTCAGGGGTTTTCGAATTAACCAGCGAGCATCCCGTTTTAACGTCTGAACGGTGGCTTGATGCCCAATTTATCCAACCGGGTCAACAAATCCTCTACGCAGCTATCTACGCTCCGCTCAATAGCATCTTGAGTGTACCGGAAAGTCATCCAGCCGAACCCCTCCAAAGCAGCATCTCGACGGGCGTCTTTGTCCGGTTTATGCCAGCCGCGCCCGTCACATTCAATCGCTACTCGGCAAGGAACAAGAGCAAAATCAAGCGAATAACGCCATACCCGATATTCCCGATGGAAGATGAGCTTGTTTCGGGTAAGGGCTTCAGCCATTGCACGTTCAATCGACGTTGGCTCCCCATTACGCCGCATTTCAAAAACGCGCTCCAGCATGGCAGCAAGGCCGGGGTTGTATCGCTTTTTGGCAGCAGACATCTTTTTGCGAACTTCTGGTCTGCTCATGGGATTGTTTTCGCCACTCCGAACCAAAGCGGCACTGATAGATTTATACATCGCACTGGTCATGGCAGATCGGGTTCCATCATCGTGCGACCAAGTAGCAGCAACGGCTTGACTTCTGGTTTTAAGCTCCAATCCGGCGCGCTTCATCAGACTGCGAAACATACGGAAAGTTATCCCCAACTCAGTTCGGATGGCGGGATGATTAAGCCTTTGAGTGTAGTAGAGGTCGGCAAGGACTTCGGAGTAGGGGCGATTGAATTGCCCTTCAATTCTGGCGATATGCTTGAGTTGGGCGTGGGAAGATCTGCAACTAGGGGCTTTGCAAATTTTGCCAGTACAGGGGGAATCACAAACCAAACAGCGGTTGAGCTTTGTCACGATAACCTCTCGTCGTTATCTCTCGATGTTGAAGTGGGCGCTGCGTCGAGAAACGCAGTTGTCAGCAGGGTAGCTATCCCTACTCAAGCCCATCTCTATTATAGCACGGTCGAAGGCGTAACAACCCGGCATTATTCAGGACTGGTCTACAACATGCACGTTGAAGAAGATAATTCCTATACGGTGAACAGTGCCGCTGTTCATAATTGTATGTGTAGAATTCAGGCCAACGTCGGGGACTTCGAGGAAGTGAACCGCCGACTCCGCGAATGGAGCGACATGGAAAACCCGCCGCCGCTGGATTTTCCAACGCCTTTAGACTGGTCATCGCTGCTGCTTTTGCTCCTGGGAGCCTATTTGTACAGCCAAATCGAGTTTAATTGAGGCAAAGTTGAGAAGTTTGCAAAGATAGTAGTTGCATCAATCGAACAGTTGTGCTACTTTTAAGGTTGTGAAACTGTACCGCGAGGCGGTACGGGCTAGGGGTATTCCCTTGTCCGTACTGCCTCTTTTCGTTAGAGGCGCGTATGGCAGCGACAAAATACACCGGGCGACTCATGGAAATGAGCACTCGCTTCCAGGGGAAGTACCCTGAAGTGCCGTTGGCACCCGACATCAGCATTGACGAATTGACCGAAGGGGATGCATCGCCCTTCTTCGTTACGCTCCCGGTCGGCAGGGTAGGCGCTCAGTCCAGGAATGACCGGAAGTATCCCCGCGAGGCGGTGGAAGCGATCCAGAACGCGATTGTCAACGATAAAGTTGGTGGCATCCTCGGACACATGCGGGATGAAGACCTGCCGTATCGCTTTGACCTGCCTGTGATGCACTGGGTAGGCGCTACGCTGGAAGGCGATACGCTGTATGGCAAGGCATATATCCCGCCGAGTCAGCAGGAACTCCGTGAGTACCTCAAGATCCAAATGAAAAAAGGTGCCAAGACCGGTACGTCCATCTTTGGGACAGCCTACATCGAGGATGACGGCACGGTGCGAGACTTGGAAATCCAAACGATTGACCTTGCTCACGCCAGCCGGGTTGGTGTCCCAATGACCGCCGCTTTACCAATGATTACCTCCGAGACTGAAAAGTCGGAGGTTGAAATATCCGATCAGCCTATAGAGGAGTCTGAAACAATGGACGCAGAGAAGAAACTCAATGCGGAAGCTGCTCCGGTGGAACCCGCCGTCATCATTGAGATGAAGCGGAGCCACGCTGAAGCAGTTCGTGAACTGAATGCCAAGCTGCTGGAAGCCCAGGCCGAAGCTTCTGACCTGAATAAGGTTCGTGAGATGCTGGGCAAGCCCACCGACGTGATCCTGGCGCTGCAAACCCTTCAGCGCGATAAGGCCAGCCTCGCCAAAGAGAACCTGGAACTGCTCCAGGGCGCAATCAAGCTGTCGGTTGAGGAAGCTGTGAAGGTTCCCGCCGCCCGCCCAATCGTCGAAGCGGCTGTGAAGGCTGAGAAGCCTACCCGCGCCAGCGAAGTCAAGCAAGTTCTGGAAGCGGTTCTGGGCCGTACCGAGATGGTCGAACTGCTGAAGCTGGAAGTTCGTGAGGCGATGGGGCCGGAACAGACCCGCCCGCAGACCCCGGTCAAGCCGGAAGACAAGCGGGACGCCAATCCAGACTTCGTTATTCACATTCCCGGCATGGACTAACCCTGCCGGGTTCCTGCGGTTTGCAGAGTTATCCCTTGCAGTAAGCCAATCGAGAGTCGAGGAGGACTTCAATGGCCGTTAGCACTGAAATTTACAAGGAAAGCGATGGGCAGGCGCTCAATGTCACGTTGAGCTATCCCACGCAGGGCAAAGCCGTGGCCTACGTCAATGGCTGGCTGGGTATCACCGAACGCTCTGGTAACAGTGGCGAACAGGTGGGACTGTCCATCGGGCGTGTCGAATATCAGTTCGAAGTGCCGTCCGGTTTGGCCGTCGCTATCGGGGAAGTGGTTCGCATTGACCTGACCGCTTTGGGCAGTGCTCACACCCCGCCGTCGGCTGCGTACAACAAGAGCGCGGCTTCCGCCACCAACATCGACCTTTTTAAGGCCACCGCCGCAAAAGACGCCAATAACGTCGTCACCGGCGTCCTGATCGCCAACGCCTAACGGCCTGCGGCGACTAGCACACACTAACGAGGTAAACGCTATGAGCACGACAGGCCCCCGTATCATCAGCCGCGAATCGCTGCGCTTGGAGAACATCCAGCGCCGCGTCCGTGCGGTTGAAGCCATGTCCAGCAAGAATCCAATGAAGTCTCAGTGGTTGGATATGCTGGCTGAAGGCACCATCCCCAACGCTTCCTTTGGTGAGAACTACGACCTGAAGAAGGCCGTCAAGCTGACCAAAGAAGGCGACCGTACCATTGCCGAGTTCATCGGCGCGGGTTCCATCTCGCAGGACTTCTTCGTCCGCCAGCGTTACGAAGTAGAAGCAGGCCGCGATCTGGAGCCACTTCTGTTCCCGGCGATCTACAACGTGATTAACGATGCTTCCTTGCCGGAAACCATCGAAATCAACACCCTGGGGCCGGAAGGCGTGGTCTTCGACAAAATCCTGGAAGGCGGCGAAGTCAAGTTCGCTTCCCTCGGTCAGTCGGAAAAGACCGTGCGCCTGAACCAGTACGCGGCAGGTATTGAATACTCGGAACGTCTGTTCCGCTTCAATAGCCTGTTCCGCTTCCCGTTCATCGAACGGCAGTTCGGTGTAGCGGCGAATGCGCTCCAGAACTACATCCACATGCAGCCGATCCTAGACTACAGCTATGCCGCGTCGAATCAGACGGCAGCCAGCGCCGTCGGCAGCACCCTGGAAGAGAAGTACCACAACACGATTGACGCGGCGATCACCCACAGCCGCGCCGATACGACCTACCCGCGTCGTGGCCCGTATGTCCTGCTGGTGTCCACCTCGAACCTGAGCATGGCCCGCAAAGCCGTGACTCGCGTTCCGCAGCAGACCTTCGAGCGCCAGTCGCCTGAGGTCTTTGACAACGTGCAGGCGGTTGTTGCCTACGACGGCTGGACGGGTACCCGTGGCAAGAAAGCCACCACCTACGCCGGTGTCACAAACAACAAAGCCTATCTCATTTCGCTGGCCTACCGCGAAATGGACTTCCAGAGCTATTACCAGCAGGCGCTTCGCCAGCAGCGTGGCGACGGTGATCTGAGCCGCTTCATCGTGGAACAGGTCATCTATGACATGTGGTTTGGTGCCTATGCCAACCCCCGTGCGGCCGTGGAAGAGATTTCTTGGCCTACGAGCTGAGGTAGCTGAATGAACATTATCAACGTTGCCTGTCCTACCTTCAAAACTGCCGAGTCGTATGGACGCTTGGCGGGGGAGATTGCCACCTACCTTGCGGGTATGGGCTATCACGTCAACCGTATCGGTGGGGCAGGTCTCGTTGATGGTGCCCGGTTCATGCCTGTGACTGGCGGTCTGGTCATGGGGTATCCCACGCTGTTTCCGGGGTTTGGCGGGCTGGTGAATGCTGGGCCAAAACTGGCGCTCACGATGTTTGAAAGCACCCAAATCCCGTCCGAGTGGATTGAACCGTTGAATGCGTGTAACCGGATTGTCGTTCCGGCACGATGGCTGGTCGAAGTATTCCGGCAGTCTGGCGTGGAGTCGCCGGTTGAAGTAGCCCCGTTAGGCATCAGCAACACCTTCATGGTGCCTAAGCTCCGCCGCTTCACGACCCCCTTCACGTTCCTTGTTATTGGAGATCGTGGCTACCGCAAGGGCTGGTGGCACGCGCTCCGCGCCTTCACCAACGCCTTTGGGAAAGACACCCGCTACCGGCTCATCATCAAAGCGCGGGGTGGTCATGCCGACGCGCTGGCCGGGATCAGCAACCCCAACATCGAAGTGATTACGGATGAGTACACCGACGCGCAAATGCTCGACCTGTACCACCGCAGTCACGTCATGGTCTTCCCAACCTGCGCTGAAGGCTTTGGTTTCCCGCCGCGTGAGTTTGCTGCGACCGGCGGTGTAGCACTGGCAACCGACTTCGGTGGCACGGCAGACGACATCGAACGGTGGGGTATCCCTATCCCTTACACGCTGTCTGAAGCGTGGGTCAATCATCATGACTGGGATGAGAAAAAGGGACAACTCGGCCTATGGGCAGAACCGGACGTAGATGCACTGGCTGACCTGATGTATCACGTCGCCAGCCACTATGACGAAGCTTACGCGCCGTTTGGCTTAAGAGCCGCCGGGTACTGCCTGAGTCACTACACCTGGAAGCGCACCACGCAGATCATCGACCGCGCATGGAAGAAGGTACTGGACGATGCCAGCCACACCCGACGAGAGACTGCGGTTCCGGCGTAAGCTGGGTGGCGACGAAACCACCATGCCCATCGCTTACATTGATGACATTTTCAATGAAGCGGAGGAACAGTACGCCAGCGCCAGCTACCCGCGCAAAGTCCAGCAGGCCGCCGCCTACCATCTGGGGGCGCTCGACCTGTACACCGCCGCCAGTAAGCTGGTCGATTACCGCGCCAATGAGAGCGAAGTGAAGCACTCACAACGGGTCAAGGCGCTGAATGATCTAGTCGGTCGGTTCAAAAAGGAACTGGACGAAGCGGTAGACGACGTGGAAAACAGGTTGCCCGCGTTCCGTTCCGGGCGCGTGTTCGTGCGGGAAGTAGACCGGGATGAGCCTTATGCTTGACTTTGACGCCTGGCTGGGCCTGAACGAACTGGATAACGCCGGGGAAATTCGCCTCCGGGCGAATGATGCCTGGGTACGTATCCAGCAGCGTCCATCCAGCGTGGTACTGCTCCGGGGCAATCCAGCCACCGCACAGGCCGCGCAAACCATGCGGGTCGAACATGACAGCACCCTGACCGAAAGTGAAGGTGGGGGCGGCAAGTCCTCTAGCCAGCGCGTGTATCTGTTTGGCGTCAAGGGACACCGGACAGTCGCAGACACCAACATCCAGCGTGGTGATCGCTTTGCACTAGGCGCAACCCAGTACCGCGTAGTCACAGTCATGGATCAGATCGGTGAGGTGCAGGCGATTGCGGAGGCGCAAACCTGATGGAAGTCTCGTTCCACTGGGAAGGCCAGCAAGGGCTGATTACCAACCTTGGTCTGTACGGGGAACAGGTGAAACGTATCCCGCACACGGTGTTGGAATACTACCAGCCGGTGCTGGAAACCTACATGAAAGAGAACGCGGTGTGGACAGATCGAACCGGGAACGCCCGCCAGAGTCTCTACACCCAACTGGAAGATCTAGCGCAGGACGTGGCGATTTTGTATCTGGCGCATGGCATGGAATACGGTCTCTGGCTGGAAGTCCGTTGGGCGGGCAAGTTTGCCATCATCTGGCCGACGATTGCGGCGCACCTGGATGAGATCGCTATCCGGATTCAAAGGCTGCTGTCCTAATGGCGTCTTTTCGTGACACGCTCCAGACACAACTGACCGGCGATGCCATCCTAATGGCACTCTTGACCGGCGGCGTGCTTGACCCGGCAGACCTGCCACAAGACGGCGGTGGGGCAGGAAGTGTGCCGCGTAATACGGACGGTGTGACGATCAAGCCTTTTGCGATTTTGCGGGGCGGGCCGGATGGAAGCTATCAGGGTGAAGATCGGATCTTAAGCGCCGGGGCGGAATTTTGGGAAGTGTACCTGTATCAGGATGTGGGCTACGGCACGATTGACCAGGCGGTAGGGCGTATCAAAACCTTACTCCATGACACCTATATCACTGCCGATGATCGCGCCATAGCCCATGTCCTGTATACCTTCACCTCTGCTGATTTAGTGGCAGATGAACTGGGCGGTTGCCCAATGAAGCTATGTCGGTATCAAGTCATTCACATTCGGAAGTGAGGAGTCTATCATGCCCAGTTATGGCGATGTCATTTACAACCCCACCGGCGCGGTGATCGCCCGCTACAACCTGAACAACACCTATGGAACCCCCGGTCTGGTGGACTACATGGGTAAGTTCATGTTCAACTACGAGTCTGACACCGACGAATTGAAGGTGTCCGGCGCGATTGTCGAAACCCTGAGCATCCCCACGAAAGCCGTCGGTGAGATGGAACAACTCTCGCTCGACTTCGTCACATGGGGCCTGCTGACCGGGTACGCGGCGGATGAGTACGGTTCGACCCCCAACCGCTACTACCAGACCGATGTGCGCTTCGGCGGTGAAGGCGTCCCGTACTGCGGGATTATCATCGCCTATCAAGCCACCAATGGAGCCAATGCGCTGGTTGGCTTCCCTAAGTTCAAGATCGACACGCCAATGGGCTTTGATGTCGATCAGAACAAATTCCGCAAGGCCAGCGTGTCCCTCACGGCAGTCGGTGTTGGCCCGCGATATCGCGGTGTGCGGGTTCGGAAGCATGAAACGGCGGCGGCACTGCCAACAACCGCGTCGGCTTTCCTGCAATTCTTCACCGTCCCTGGCGATATGTTTGCGGGGTAGTGCATGAGCATCATTGAAATTCCAGCCGGGGTCACTCCGGCAAGCGAATGGCGTAAGGCGCGGGAAACCCAACTGCAACTGCCATCGGGTAAGACCATCCTGGCAAAGCGCCCTGATCCAATTGACCTCGTCCTGCAGGACGGGGTTATTCCGGATTCGCTGGCGCAGCTGATTGTCGAACAGATTGGCGGTTCACCCAACACCCAGTGGAAGCCTACCCGTCAGGAAGTCGGCAAGATCGGTCACATGATGAACACGGTAGCAAAGGCCGTGTTCCTGTACCCTCAGATTGTGGACAGCAATCCGGGGGAAGGGCAGATCCTCATTGAGGACGTGTCGGCTGATGACAAGATGTTCCTCTTGAACTGGGCGTTAGGAGTAGGCGGGGCTACGGCTTCGGCTGCCCGATTTCCTAAGAAACCGACGCGCTAGTTACAGCATCTACGCCATGAGCAAGCAGTTCGCCAGCAGGCCGAGTACGCTATTAGGCGCTCACGATAGCCTGCTGGCGTGGTTGATCGACCAGGCCGTATTCCGCTTTGGTTCCTACATTGATGCCAAGCTCTCGGAGCGAACCGACAAGGGCAAACCGAAGTGGAACCTCGATATGCTGCTGGCCGACGCGGAACGCCCGTATCAGGGCGGAATTCTCTCTATGATGATGACGCAACCGGGGGACGTGGTAGACGTGTGACCGCGTTTTGGGCTATCCTTGAGGCATTCAAAGGAGTAGCCCATGTCCCGTCCCAAAGCCCCTCGCGTGAAACTCATCCGCATCAATCACGGTCTGCTCGGCTACCCCGATACGCGGCGCATTGAGAACACCATGCGAAAGTGGATGGGCAAGGGTTACACCCTCAAAGCGCAGCAGGACGAACCGCGCCGGGGGTGTTGGTCATGGGGCTACACCTTACTCACATTTGTGGAAGAGATGAAACAGACATGAGAAGCGCAAAAGTAATACGGTTAGGTGAATGCAATTGTTCGTCTACTGGTCATCATACGGTTGTGGGCAAGGTGGAAACGGATAGCGGCGGGATTGTCGGCTTTCACTACCTGATAGATGATGATGCAATCATCGGGGCGCGGGGGTGGGATGTTAAACCCTATGCCCGCTATATCATGAATGCCATCCGGGAAGGCATAGCGCAAGCCATTGAGGATGGTTCACTAGAAGTTTTTGAGTATGACCGGGATGGCAATAAGCGCTACACCGATCTGCGCTATCACCCTGACGACTGGAAAACGGTAACGGTCAAACGCTTGCGTCGGTGGATTGAAGATAGTTAAGCTATACATCCCACAAACCAAAGTCTAACCACAGGCTTGCCAAAGCCATAAGTTTCCATTGCTCTAAAGTAGAAAATTTGTGCTAAACTAAGGCTGTCGAATAACCGCGAGGCGGTGTATCAGGCGTATTGTCGCTTTGGTACACCGCCTCTTTGTTTTGAAACAGTAGGCGATGGCACCAGGACGCGATCCAGTCACAGGGCGATTTACATCTGGCGGAGGCTCTAGCATAGGGTCTACCGGCGGCGCGTCTTTAGGCGGTGCGACCGGCTATATTCGCATTGATGCGTCCTCAGTCGGCACGGCCATCTCTGGTGCTACCCAATCCCTCAATAACTTCTTCACTTCCACCGGCTCCCGGATGCAAGCCTTCGGTCAACAAATGGCCGGGGCTGGTTTGGGCTTGCTGGGTATCACCGCGCCAATCGTCGCAGTCGGCAGGGTAGGCTTAGACACTGCCGCTGATTTTGACGTACTGCTGAAACAGATTGAGTTGTTCGGCGGGGTAGCGCCTGAGCAAATGGAGACTGTTCGCCAATTTGCGATGCAAATGGGACAGGACACGAAGTTCTCCAACAACGAAGCCGCCGCCGCGATGCTGGACTTGCTCAAGTCAGGTATGTCACTCGAAGAGGCGATGGCAGCGCTCAGGCCGGTCTTGGACGCTGCGACGGTTGGCAACCTGGGGCTGGCTGAAGCGGCGGGGTTTGTCTCATCCGGGCTGGCGCAATTTAACCTGGATGCTACTGAAGCGGCGCGGGTATCGAATGCAATGGCAGCAGCCGCCAATGTGAGCCGCGCTGAAATTCGGGACATCGGGCAGGCCATGCAGAACGTTGGCCCGGTAGCGGCGCAGTATGGCCTTGAGGTCGAAGATGTAGCGGGGATCCTCGCTGTCTTTGCTGACAATGGCATCATGGGCGCTGAAGCCGGTACGCAGCTCAAGTCCATGCTGCTCAATTTGAGCCGTCCTACAGACAGCGTCAAGGGCGCTTTTGAGCGTCTTGGCGTGTCCATGTACAACTCGGATGGCAGTCTCCGCAACTTCAACACGGTACTCTTGGAACTGGACGCCGCGCTCGACCGCCTGCCGATGGAAGAGCAAAACGAACTTGCTCAGACCTTAGCCGGTTCGTATGGCATCATGGGCTTTCAGGCGCTACGGGCCGCCGGTGGGATTGACGCCACCCTTACGGCTATGCAGGACGCGCCTGCTGCTGCAAGCCTTGCCGAACAGTTCATGAACACCTTTAGAGGGTCAATGGAATCGCTCACTGGTTCCGGCGAAACCTTCCTGACTGAGTTCCTGACCCCGTTCATGAACGATGTAGCAGGCCCGTTCGTGCGTCGGCTCACAGAAATCATCAACGGCCTGACTGACTGGGCTAGAGCCAACCCGCAACTGACCAAGACCATTGCTACAGTCGTCTTGGCAGTCGCAGGACTAGGCGCGGGCATGGCGGCTATCGGCGGCGTGCTATCCGGGGCGGGGACGGTCATCGGCTTCATTGGCACGGCACTGGGTGCGCTGATGAGTCCGATTGGCTTAGTCGTCGCTGCAATCGCCGGGTTAGGGCTGGCTTTCAGCACCAACTTCCTCGGTATTCGGGACTTATTTGAACCCATTATCCAGAACATCATTGACGGGTTTACCTTTGCGGTTGAAGCGGTCAGCATCTTCATAGACGACATTCAGTCTATCGGGATTGTAGATGCCATTCGCAAAGCCTTTGGGATAGACGGTAGCGAGTCGTGGGTTGAAGGTGTGATTGCCAGCTTCTTAGGTGCAGGCGGGCAAGCAACGGGCGCTATGCGGGAACTGGCGATCAACATCACCAGCTTCTTAGGTTCAGCGGTTGAGTTCGTCCTGAACACCGTTATTCCAGGTATGCAAGCCTTTGGCACGCTGCTAGGTGACATCTGGACGGCGGTACAACCCGGCCTCTCGCAGATGGCCGATTGGTTCCTCAATACCGCGCTACCCGGCATTGCGAACTTCATCCAGACCATCGTCATTCCGGGCGTACAGGCGTTCATTAACCTGCTGATTGGTATCTGGAACGCGGTTGCGCCGGGACTGGGTGAATTGATTACCTGGTTCACTGAAACGCTGGCGGTCGGCGTGGTCAACCTGGTCAATAACGTCATCATCCCCGGCGTGCAAGGCTTCATTGACTTACTGGCTGGTATCTGGACAACGGTACAGCCGGTACTGGAAGACCTCTACAACTGGTTTATGAC